TTGAATCTGACACGATGGGCAGATAGGGCTCTCACCACCATGCTATAATAGTTAGCCTCAGCTGAGGCCTCAGCGCAATCCATCTCGAATGTGGTAACCAGGTTACTGAAGTTCGAAGATCCAGTCATCTCTAGATCGTTGATATGCATGCAATAAAATAGCGCATGATACCCAACCTCATTGGGTCCACGCTGACCATGGACCCAAGTTTCCATATCGAACTGATGTCCAGGAAGAGCACGGAACCTATCCTGATTCTCATAGATGAGAGAAATGGAGCTTGCGGGGTCCACACCACCTCCACCTGTCTTATAGGAGTCGCTATAGTTGGACCTGTTGTTGTAGTCTTCAGAGGTCTTGTTGGCAAAACCAAAGAAGAGAACTTTCACTGGATTGGTGAAATGAAACTCCAATCTATGCTCTCCGGCAATAGCCTTCTGTCCATTTTGCTTCTGAAACTGCTCAATGATGACATCTCTAGTCTCATCCTGATGTTGGTCACGCTCCTCATCAGTGACAAGAACGTACTTAGCCCAAGCTTGAGACATAGGAACCTCGAAGGGCTTTCCTCCTGCAACATCAAGGATGGCAGCGAAGTCAACCGTGGAAGCTTTCTGATCAACCCAGACGGCAGGATCGAGGGTAACATCTGCGGCGGTGTTCTTCTGTACACGGAGGAGCTTTCCGAGGTCAGTTTCCACGGTGTAGTTCTCCCGGATATCATTCAAGTTCGCGCAACACAAAGGAAGAGCATAGCTTGAGTCTCTAGTATACCAATAAGGAGTAGGCAGCTTGATAGTAGACTCAGGAAGTTCAGAACTAAAAGTCTGAAGGGCAGTAGTATTTCCAATGAACTTTTGGTATAGGCTCCACTTAGCATGATCAACTCTGTACTGAGCTAGGAAGTCGAGCATAGCGCTGTCATACTGTTGGGCAGTAAGATCATTGAAAGTGATAGATCCAGCTTTCCAGATATTGTGGGCAAGGTTCCAAGTGTAGGCAATACGCCAAGTAAGCTGGCCGTTTCCAGCAGTCTTGACCGTGAGCTTAGGCAAAGTAGTCTGAATCCAAGTCATGAGAGCAAAATCGGGGGTTTTGCTAAACTTAGCAGACGGGGAATCTGCCTGACCTTCCATTTTCATCGGCGCCATGAGGTGAGTGAACCATGAGTGTTTTGTAATAGATCTAGAGAATAGAGTTCTAACTTGTTCACCACCATACATAACCCCATCAAGTTTATCGTGAGATGCGATATCGACATACCCAACTGTGACGTTTGCATTTGGTTTAGACATTTTCTATTTTTTAATAAGGAAATGTGTTTTTTCTCGAAAAAATAAAATCGATAAAATCAAGTTGAGCTTTGGGTAGTAGCAGTCTATTTATAGCTACTCTATATTTCAACAAACTCTTGTTTGTTTTATTTTAGTCAGTAATATCTTTAAATATTGTTCTACAATTAATAGAATATATTTCTCCAATAGAGTAAGTAGTTTATATTTATAGCTGCATAATGAATATAAATATATCAACGAATTTGCGTTTGAACAAAAAATAATGCAATATATTGAAAATCGTGAAAATGCAAATATTTGCATTTTCAGTACAAAACTGATTTTGTAATTTCTAGTGGTCAAAAACCAAAAACATGGAGACTGACTTTAACAAACTTTTTCCTGTCAAAGTACGCGGAAGTAGAAAGCCTTTGGAACCTGCTCGCATGGAGGAGCTTTTGAAGGCATTCGCTACGACTCTGAGGGCTCTCGGTAGTAGTTTTGTGAGACCTGCTTGTCCTCAAGAAGTTCCTAGAGATGCTCCCGAATCCGGTGAGTGGAATGGTTTGGTGAACGATGTTCTTAAGCTTATCCCCAGATATAAGGATCTTTATGATAGAAGAAAGACAACTGCAAAGAGGAGCGGAACGGGTGGTCTAGAGCAACACGTCTACATCAAGAAAGAAATGACTGAATTTCTCAACACTTGTGGAATTCTGGGACCTAATACGATTCCCGTTGATATAAACGCGGCCAATCTTGGTCTGTCCACTAGAGCTCTATTCACATCTGCTTTGGTTTCTTACATCGAAGCAATGAAGCTCAAGCATCCTACTGAGAAGAAGTACATTCTTCCTGATGAAAATCTAATAAGGCTTTATGGTAAAGAGAACTTTGAGGCTCTCAAAACCATGAAGCCTAAACCAAGGAAGAAGAAGAAAGATGCCAAGCCCAGAAAGCCTCATCCTAAAGTGGTTTTGTTGGAGAGGAATGGAGTACAGGCTGAGCATTTCAGTTTTGATGCCATCCCTACTATCTGTAACTTTTTCATTGTCTCATTGCCTCCTAGACAAGTTACAGAGGCGCAGAAGGTCCAGATTGATGCAGTCAGAAAGCATCTAAAATCACTCACTGCACAGAGACAGCAGGTCAGAGATACTCAAGCCAAGGCCGAGAGAGAAAGAAAGAAGCAGGAGAAGATCCAGAGAGCCATCGTACCTACTCAGATTCTTTCTCTTTCTCTGAATTATGGAGCTGGCGGACAACAGGTTCCAATTCAGGGTAGCAATCTTTCATTGGTTAATTAACGAGGCTTCTAACTGAGACGAAAGTAAACTAACAAGATAAAAAAGTTTTAATACCAAATAGGTATTAAATATACAATTAAACTTTTTGTAAATTACCACAATCATCATTGCAAACAGCAAATAATTTACAATAAAGTTCAATTCTGTTGTAAGAAAAACTTGATCCATTGAAAATCAAGATCATGATCTTGATTTTTATGGCGTTGGTACATATCATCAGTTAATAATCTAGGATATCTCATGGAAAAATTAATTATAAGCCAATAAACACTGTCGGTTGTTTCCTTAATTAACTTAATTCTAATCTCCAATGAATGATTTCGATAATTAATTATCGGGATCATTTCAATATTATCAGTCCAATATTCGTCATTGTTTACATTATAGTAGCTTATGCACGCATCAAAAATATTATTATGACGATATGAGATATATTTTGATAAAGTATTTTTACTATCCCATGGATCATAAGAATCAATAGAAGTATTTTGCATCATTTGCTTTGCTTCTTGAAGACATTTATTTAAACATGTATTTATTATTCTTATTCTTCTTTTAAACTTATCTTCGCACATAAACTTTGATACAAAATAGAACATACCAGATACAATAATAATTCCACCAATTAACAATCCGTCGAAAGACATTTAAATTTCTTATTGATAAAATTATTATAGTTCAATTTTTATTTATCTGTTAATGAAAGATAAATCGTGTTTGTCAAATAAAAACGCTTGAGTAAATGAATTGATAAAATGAGTGGACAATAAATAGGTATTAAATTCATGTAATATTTTTTAGGACTTGACTAGCCTTCAGATGTCCATGGAACAAATTCCTTCCGCGAGAAAATAAATCTAATACATATTTTTGATCATTTTGTTCTTGTAATTTTTAAGACAGGTTAATTTAATGATAGAATTTGACGGAAAACAACATTTTGAGGTAAGTGGATATTTTGAAAATACCTTAGAATAGAATATCATTAGAGATAGGCTAAAAATGAATATTGTTTAAAGGATAGCATAAATCTATTTAGATTTCCTTACTGGATAGACCATGTCAAGTATTTTGCTACTATGTTAGTTAATATAATAAATCTCATAAAACAAAGCAAACAGATTTATGTGAGCTATAAACATTTGTCTAGAAATATTCAAACAAAAAAGTTAGACAAACAAAAATATTACATAACAATCTATTGAAACTAAAAGAAATCGATAAAGTATGAGTGGACAACAAATTGTAGCATTACCAGATGTTTTCGGCCAGTTCAAAGTAGTCGAACTTAACAGTAGTGATTTCTGGATTGGAAATAATCCTATGACACAAAAACCTTATGCGACCCCAACAGCTTTGAGAATAACAAAATGTGTTATTATACTATTTTATGAACCGATCTCGACTGAACCAGAAATGATCGATATTTGGAATCAATTGGCTCAAGATGTTGCAGGTCCTGTTATTGCTGCAGTCAATACATCGGCAAGAACAGAAATAATGAATGCATTCTACGAAACTTCCAGAAATCCTGATCACATCTTGAATAATTTTTCTATTGAAGGAACTCCGACTATTATTGTGTATAGAATGGGATGGCCCCAGGCTTACTACAATGGAGAATTGAGTTATGATGCTCTCAAGAAGTGGATTATGATTTTAGCATGTAAGCCCGGATATAGAGAACCTGATAGTACATTTATTGGAACAAAAGCTATCGCATCTGACGTATATCTCCAAGATACAAGAGTTGAAAATTTCCCATGGCCTACTAGCTCAAGAGATTTCACTTCAACAATAGGTGAAACAACTAGAGGTGGAACTATTTATCAGCAGGGAGAACAAGCAGTGACTACACAATCACAGAGTGGACAATTTGTTGAACAAGTCCAAGAAATAGGTTTCATCGATGAAGATAATTTCAATCAGTTGTAGACATAACTCTAATATAAATAGGTTAACCATCGACTGTGGCCTATTAAATTTAACTTCATATTTGGAGTTAAAACATTTATCTTTATAATCTTCTACACCTTACTATCTCATTCAATAACTTCTGGAAGACCATCAAGATACAGTGAAATTGAACCTAAACTTCCAGCATTTGCGCATAGACGTAATGGTTTATTATTTGAACATGCATAAATCCTTATTGTTTTTGTTATCTGGACAAGTTCAGCCATGGAATGTAATCTCGCTGTAGCAATCAATTCATGATATACCATCAATTTTTGTTGTTCTTCTTCTGTTAGTCCTTCTATAGTTCCCCATGTTTCTTTGAATCCACCCATTTGGGATTCAGGACTTTCCATGATAGCTCCGAATTTTTGTGCTTTAATTCTAACTTTATGTTTGGACATTTTCTTTGCTTCAACTATAGACCTTTTATACTGAGCAGAAGTTACAGTTGCTGTAGGCAAATGATCCTGATATGATGGAGATGTGACATTACTAATTTTTGTGTTCCTTAAAGGAATGAACCGTTCACATTTCTTCTTTTTGGTATCATTTGTAATCAATATACATAGAATGTTTGGTTTACTGGCTAAAACATACATTCTATACGAATCAGTTTTTGTGATTCCATCTGTGGCTTGTTGAAAATCTCTAGTAGAAAATCCTAACTTAAGTGTACTATTTTGATTTTCAAATGTCGGAATCACAAAAGTTGTGAATTGCTCTCTTTTCAGTAAAGATTCTAACAAAACTGATTCATCATCTGTATTCTCTGAAACAAAAATTCCATGTTGTGTAATCATAAAGCTACCTTCAGAGAAATTCTTCAACAATACTTTTCCTAAGCATTTGAATACTATAGCCTCGTCTGTTCCAATATCTAGAAATCTTTCAACACCTTTTTTCATGTTCCTTTAGATTTTTATTTTTTTCTTAGAAAGATTAGGTTTAAATCTTTCTTTTCTGATATATAAAATGAGTTACAACCCACATTTCTTTGGACCATCTTTGTGGAGAACAATGCATGTTGTGGCAGCATCAGCCACAACTAAAAGGAAACGTCAATTGTATGTAAATTGGATAAACTCATTGAAGGAAACGATACCTTGCGATAAATGTAGATTACACTTTATAGAAAATATCAAAAACCTTCCAGTAGAACCACATTCTAATAATAACATATCTCTATTTTATCATAGCTGGAAGTTACACGATACAGTTAATGAACAAACGCATAAAGCCAAACATCTGCGGCTATCATATGAAGAGGCTTTCGAAATGTATTTTGGAAAGCCTCAAGCTCTAGCTGAAAATCAAGAACAAAATACCGATTCAAATAACTATATGGAAAATGATTCTAAATTTGTAACTCAGACGAATAACACTAATGGAAATTGTAATGGGGATTGTGGACATGAAAAACCATATGTTGAAGTTGAGAAAAATGATTTTAATTCTTTTAGAACTTTACAGAAAACAAAATTTCTCACTAAAAACGAATGAGATCTCGTAAAGTAAAACAAAAACTTGCAACATTAAGCTCTAGTATATTGGCTCCTAATGAGAATTTCATTCTACCGGTAGAGAATGAAATTAACTATCTAATTAAAGATTTAAGTGATGTTGGAGGTACAGATATTCCTGAACGAGATATAGAAATTGAGTGTAGAATACTTCCCGAGGGAGATACAGGAAGTGTTAATAAATTCATAAATGTATTGGGTTGGTTAACTCAGAAATATCCAAATGTTAAACCAGTAGAATTTAGAGAGATCAAACATAGTATTCCTGAACAAGATTTCAGAATAGGGTACAAAGGAAGTTTCGTTGTTCGCTCCAATCAAGATCCAATTTCTAAGTTCAAGAAAATAGGCAATATAGAAATACGATTGAAGTCCGTGACTGATATTATTCCTCGAATTGGATTAGCTGTCGAAACCACAACATTTGATTTCAAACCAACTTCTGCACAGACTTTCGATACTATGAGAACAAGATGGTCATTTCCCATCAAATATAATAATGAACGGGGTAAAATAGATTTAACGCGTACTGTTCCAACAAATAATAAGATAAATGTTAGCTATTCCATCGAAATAGAAATAGATACCGATACCATAGGTGAAGTTATTAGAGATGATCAAATGTTCATGTTAGATATATGGTTAAAAGAAGTAATACGAGTTATGGATAGATCTGGTGTTTTTATGACCACTCCTGAGAAGAAATTTCTTTCAGTTGACTTCAATAAAGCTTTGAAGTTAAAAATGGACTCTATTCCAAGTGGAATTTTAAACAAGCCCAAAGATTTACAAAAGAGAGATTTATCATTTCTATCACCTGAACGGTCAAGATTATTTATGCAGCTAGATAATTATGACAATGATGTTGAAACATCATTGAATAACTTAAGAACATTCAATCTACATAAGCCCTTGTTTTCAATCCCTGGAGGATATACTGTGTCTCTAAAGGCAGATGGAAATAGATCATTAGTATTTTTCCACGAATCTGGAATCTATCTCATAAATCCTAAGTTTAGAACAGTAATAACAAAGATTTCTGGAGAAGGCACGAAATACCCTGAAACTGTTAACATCATTCCTCAAACAATATTAGATGCTGAGATCATAAGCAAACTAAACAATGAGGGATTAACAGAAAACTATGAAATCTTAGCTTTTGATATTTTGGCATATAAGGGTGAGGATACAAGAGGAATATCTAGCCGTGGAATTTTAGGAGAAGAAAGATATAGATCATATACTTCTCGTCTTTTACTACTGAAAGAAGCTATAAATGAATTTAAAGCATTAAAAGACGGTAAGACAGTTCCTCGTCTGAAATCATATCCTAATTTGAAGTTTATTCAAATAGAAAAGAAACCTACATATGTTTTGCCTCATGTCGGCCAAATAGATAGAAAAGTTCCTTTCTCTAATACACTGACATTCTTTGAGATCATGGAAACATTGGTAGAAGAATCTAGAAAAGAACAAAACACAAACGGTATTAGGTGGATAACAGATGGAGTTATATATACACCAACTGATAGACCATACCAAGAAATACCAGGAGTTGATGTAGTTTATATCGATAAAAGCAGAAACAAATCTCTAATTAGGAAATGGAAAGAAAATATCACCATAGACTTTTTACCAAGAAGAACAAGATTAGGTGTACTAACCATCATGGCATTCGAGACACGATCTAAGAGGCTTAGGTCATCAGAACCATGTCCTCTTCCTTTTCTGGGAACATCAAGCTTTAAGTGGAATGGCAATGTCGAATTAACTGAAGATATGGAAGAAAGAGTTTTCGAGTTTGAATGGAAATACTCAAAGAAATTTTTAGATTATGCATTTGTACCGGTTAGAGAAAGAGTAGATAAAGGAATTCCCAACACAATGGAAGTGGCAGAAGATGATTGGAATCTTATCAATGACCCCATTACTGTTGATGATTTGACTGGAAATTCTTTGACTCTGATGAGACGTTACCATAACAAAGTAAAAGTAGCATTATTGAATGAGTTAGCATCCAAGACAAAAGATGCTGTTTTATTAGATATCGGATCTGGACGAGGTGGAGATAAGTTTAAATGGTCTAGATTTAAAAGAGTTTATGCGGTGGAACCAGATAAGAAAAATTTAAGAGAATTTATTAGTAGACTAGAGGAAAGATCATCAATCTCCCCGGAGATCATTGCTGAGGCAGAGAAAGATAAAAATATCACCTTACATTATTCAAGGGCATCGTCTATCCATTCTAGATCAGTAGTTATAGAAAAAGTATTTCCATCTAGGAAAAGAAAAGGAGATGTTACCAATATCACTTTGATAAATGCAGAAGGTGAAAATATCGAAAGATTGAAGAAGAAAGTACCAATTGGGGAAGTAACATCTGTTTCTATGTTTAATGTCATGACATTTTTCTACAAGGATATCGAAAGAGTCCAGTCCATTATCAATACCGTGAAGACATTTTTATTGCCAGGAGGATACTTCTATATGATTGTTTTTGATGGTGAATTGTTAATGAATTCTATGCAGGATCACAATACAATCAAGACAAGAAATCTAACCATATCTAGATCGCCCGATGAAACAAATAGAAAAATTTTTATTAAGATAGAAAGTGGTATTGTACGAGGTCAATTTGAATATCTTGTTCAACCTCGAGAGTTCGTTCAGATCATGGACACAAATGGATTCAGACTAATAGATGAAAGATATTTGAATGAAGAAACTTTTCTATCTAATGAAGAATATTGGTTCTCATCGATGTCAAAAGTGCTTAAGTTCAGATTTTTTTCTGGCTCAATCAAAACAGAAATAAGAAACTTTTCTAAATCTTTAATCGAAAATATGATGAAAAATAAAGCATTAAGACCACTAGATCCTGATGAGAATCCTGTTTCAGTGAACTCATCAAAATTAAAGGTCAAAGGAATCGTTAGATTTGGAGTTCTTCAAGATGGCTCTTGTTATCTTCATGCGATATTTAGGGCATTCTCTAAGACATACAAAAATCTAACAATAGCAGAAAGATCTGGATTCATAATACAAATAAGAAAAGAACTTGCAGAAAACTATACCAGAGAAATTCATGACTCCATCGGCAACGGGTTCTTTAAGACATCGGGCGTCAAAGCTTATGAATATCAAAACATGAAGAAGAATCTTGCCAATGTGAGTTTTTGGATTCCAAATGAGTTGATGGAATATATTGGCGATCAATTGAAAGTGAATATATTTATTCTGAATGGAATAGATGCTACTCCATATAAGTTTGGAAATACAACAGATGTCGTCAAACCAAACAGATTGAATGTGGTGCTTTATTGGATCAATGGTAATCACTATGAAACTATCGGTATAGTAGAACAACAAATGACCGTGAGGACAGCATTCGATGGCAATCATCCACTAATCACTGCAATCAAACAATTACTGTAAACAAAGTCTCACAATAACCACTTATAAAAAACTATAACACTACCGTAGTGTTATATATTATTCTAATTGAGTCAATAACAATAGTATGATTTACATTTATTGAAGTCTTTAAGGATCTTTATCCAATAAATGTCTTGACAGTTGGATAATCTCCATTTGCTTTGTTCAAAAAATTCTTCTATATCAACTAAATCATCACTTATGTCAGCATCATCAGCTCCATTCAATATGTTCAAAATAGCAGCAATATATTGTTTGGCTAATTTGATATAGTATTCGTTCGAGTCAGTTTGAAGAATCTCTAGCCATGTTTTATCCGTATTATAGAATTGGAGTTCTGTTCCATTAATGCAAGTTATATCGTTGATATACTCAAAAGTAGCAGTATGAGCTGGACTACCCGACCCAACAGCATTGCCAGCATAGACTCCAATTCTTTTCAGATCTAAAGCAAAAATAATAGGTGTTGTAGAAGAGAATGTATAACCGTCGGTGGAATATTTCAGAATCCAAGTGTTTCCATTTCTGTTTACTCTAAGCCAAAGTGGACTTGAAGATGGTCCAGATCCAAACGGAGTTATATTAACAGAAGATTGATGAACACCATTTAATGTCGGCTGCATATAAATATGAGTATTATTTCCATCATGATATGCCTCAAATCTAATATACGTATCTAAATCATCTTCAATTGCTATTCCTTGTATTTGATATTGCTGATTCATTATTGAAGTCGTTTTTATTTCTACCTCAAAAATGTTAGGATCAAAATCCCATAAGTCAACATTTGTTATATAACGAGGTGCTTTGAATGTGTTGTATGGATCATGATCACCCATTGGTACTTCAATATCTATATTACCATCGGATAGAGAATACGAAGAATCTGCTAGTGGATCAACAAAGTGCCAATAATCCTGGGTTTCATCGTCCACAAAATCATTGTATAAACAATTTGGTAATAATTGCCATGTAGAATCCTGTGGATTATTTTCCCAATACTTAGGTAGTTCTCTTTCACAATCTTTCCTTTCGCATTTGTGAGATTTCACCAGTTTATAAGAAATATCTTTGTGATTTGATGAATACATTTTTATTAAAACTAATTAGTTTTAATTTTATTAAGTTATATGATTATGTATTGTAAGTATTGCAGTGAAATGTCTCTTGTAAATTCCGAATTCTTCATACGAATTAATACTATTTTCCCACTCCCACTGTTCTTTCTTATTGTCAAAAATTGGAATTTCTATCCAATGATCAGTTTCTAACTCGTGGCTTATTGTTTCAGTTCTCAATCTTTCTTTTCCTTTTCTATCATTCACTCCCAAAATTTGTGTTGCGCAGTCATATTTGAATTTTCTCTTCCAAATAAAATAATGAGTGACGTATTTGTTATCATCAGAACCAACATAACATTGCATTATTGGAGATTGGAAATATAGTTCGCCTGACTCAAAAGAGTTTTTAGTTTCTTCTCGTGCTTCTCTTAATGCTGCATCCGATGGGGATTCATTCCCCAATGCCTTTCCTTTAGGAAAAATAAACGGTCTTTTCTTTATATTGCATTCTCCATTATCATGAATAACCTTCATTAAATCTTTTGTTTCTGGAAATCTCCTTTCTGCTTGACATCTCAGAGTATAATACCCATTACTCTGATGATCTATCCAAAAGTCATCCCATATGTCATCAAATTCATTCTCTAATATTCTAAGTCTTTCATCTTCTGATAGCAAGCTTAACATCTCAAATAATTGATTTTTCTTAGCAAATCCTCTAATAACAATGTCATATTCCATCGTATTTCGTCTTCTAAATATATGATAAGCTACCGAATTTTCCAACATTACAAACTCTATGACCCCGTAGGATACAATTGGATCACGTTTTAACTTTTGTTTTTCTAAAATCTTATCCATATCGAGATCTTTGTATTTTTCTGACAATACTTCCTTGAACTCTTTCCACCCCTTGTTTCTATCGATTAACCTTTCTTTATCTACTCTGAATCTCTTATCCATTATCCTTTTAAGTTGAAATATAATTTATACATCTTTCGATTTTGCCAATTTTATATTTAAGTCTTCCAAGATAATAAATTAAAAGAATGGAAGAAAAGATTGAAAAGAAAAATGATGACAAAGGCAAGAAGGAACTTGTAGAGATAAAAACAACTACAGAAGAGTTCGAAGAAAAATCTTTTCTGAATAGAATCTCTGATTTACTAGATGCTCTCATGAATGTAGAAGGATATAAGGATCATGTGGGATTAACTGCTTTCAGTAAGGTGATTTCATCTATAGAAAGAAAGGAAGGAGATCAGAGAAAGAATTTAGAAGATAATATGAAGAATATGTTTGAGAAATTTTACAATAGACACGGTGCAGAATTCAAGGAGGAAAAGCTAGAGTTTTTGACAACAAATGATGAAGAAAAGAAAGAGAACATTGTATTTGGGAGCAGTGGAAAGGCATTTATTCCACTTTCCACTATCTATACTGAAATGTGTGAATCAAATCCAGAGCTGATCGATACTATTGAAGGATGTATTTATTTTGTTTTGCAACATGTCTGCCCCGATAACGATCTAGATGATATTATAGAAATTTGCAAAGAATTTGAACCTGAGACTCACAATGAAGGTGGTGGATTCATTGATCTAATTGGCAACATTGTCGGAAGAGTTTCAGACAAATTGGAAGGTAATGACTCTATTAACCTGGAAGATAAAGATGGTAAGTTTAATACTAACGCTATCGGTACTGTGGTTCAAGATTTGATCGGCGATGAAGTCATCCAAGGATCCATAAAGAATATGATGTCAAATATCACAAGTGATGATTTTGATATAAACTCTGTATTCGATGGTCTTATGAATACTAATAGATCAAAATGATTAAAATAGAAACTACCAAAACAGAAAAACCACTTAAAGATAGAGTTAAAATTATAAAAAATGGAAAGCAGTGAGGAATATGATACTGATGACTTACCGACTAAGGAGGAATTAGAAACAGCATATTTCACGACAATTGAAGAATTTTCTACCTACGTAGCGTCAATAACAAAGGATCTTGAGGAAACTGAGATTGATACGATCAAAAAGGCTTTTGAAAATGGAGATGATTTCGGGGAACGTCTATGGGAAGATGCTACTTTCAAAATAAATTTTACAAAGAAAATTATCTTTGGATTATTCAAGCCAGATAGATTGATCAAATATCACATCGCTCTCTTACATCCGATGAAACCTTGGTTAGATGCACGAGATATTGATTTTTTTATAAAGAATGACCATATTTATCCGGGGGCTCCTGAAGCAGATATCAAATTCTTCAAAGATCTTTGGAGAATAGACGGAACTATGACAGACGATGAAAAGAACACAATTTGGGAATTTTTTGATACTCTTATTGAAATTGCGGAGGATTGGCAGGATGTAACAGGATGGGTAAGAACGAAAGAAGATGATCTCGATATTCCAGAAGTTGATTACACTAAGGCAGACAAATATGCAAGAGGAGAACAAGTAGACTTTGGTGAAAGAGTAGTTTACATGCCAACGGATGGATCAACTAGCTACATTGCTAAAGCCAAACAAAAAGACGCGAATAATAATGGTAAATAACCAGTATAATAAAATATAATAGATTTTTCATAAAAATAAAACCGAACAAGCCCAGTAGAAAAATGATCTCTATCATTTAAAATAATGTTACATTAAAAATAATGCAACAGAAAATAATAATACCCTACTCATGGGATGGTATGGACTACTTGCCGGTAAAGGAAGATGAGGAGACAGGTAGAAAAATATATGGAGAAAGAAAATATAGAATATTCGTATGGGGATACGATGAACAAAACGACGAAGTATGTTGGATCATAGAAGATTTTATGCCATGGCTTTATGTCAGAATAGAAGATAAATTAGAAGATGAGTTAACATTGGCTCCTTATATATTAGATGCATTGAACACCAATTTAATGGAGTATGCAAGAGAGCAATCTAGTAAGAAAACATACCTTAAGTCGTTGTTAAGAGAAGGTAAAATAATTCAAGGATTTGTACATGAAGAAAGAAGGCCTATGTTCTATTACAAGAAGGTAAAACATAATCTATATAAGTGTTTTTTCCGATTAGAAATGGCAATGACATTATGTTATGAATTTCTGAAAAATAGAAAGATTGCGATGCCGAATGGTGCTCGTGTTGCAGCCAAAGCTTACCATAATGGGGAATCTGATAGAGTTCCGACAGTTCAGAAGTTAATTGTAGAGAAAGAATTAGATAGGTGCGGTTGGATATTTGCAAATGCCGTTTTAGAGCGACATGATGGACTAACGACATTAGACAAAGAGTATAAGGTATCTTGGACAGGATTGAATATGGTTCCAGATATCATATCGTTGCAATTAGGATTTCCTAAACCTTCCACATTATCTATAGATGCTGAAGTTCATTCTGAAGATCTACGTAGTTTCCCTAAAGCAGCAAAACTAGGAGATGAAATGTATGCTGTTGGTCTCAGACATAGAAAATGGGGTAGCCTAAAGACTAAGGAACCAACATTGACAAATTATATTGTTGTAATATGGGATGCTGAAGAGAATGGTGAGCTAAACTCTTTCGCTGACAAATATCCAAATGTAGTTTATATCTATTGCAAAAATGAAATGCAACTAATGCAGGAGATATTTCTTTTGATAATTAGGTTAGATCCTAGTTTCATATTAGGGTACAACACCCTAGGATTCGATTGGGATTACATCGAGCAGAGATGTGAAGTCTTTGGTGTCAAAGTTCCTAACATGTCTAGGATCAGGAATTGGACTAGAAGTAAATTTAGAAGAACCAACCCTAAGATCAACACACGACCATTCAAATTTTCTTATCCTCAATATCACGGTAGAAATGATGTAGATTTATTTCCGCTTATTGTATTGCAAATGTTTAAATTCAAAAACTACAAGTTGAAGACAGTATCTAAAGCTATTGTAGGACATAACAAGATAGATTTATCACCCAAAGAGATGTTTAGACTCAAACATGAAGGTACCAAGAAAGGTATGAATATCATTATAGACTATCTATTAACTGATATTCTTTTACCCGATATGCTATATGATAAATTAGATACTACAATGTACCTATTTGAAAATGGTTCAGTAATGAATGTGAATCCTATTCAGCTTTACATTGAAGGTCAATCCATTAGATGTATTTCTCAACTGTATAAGAAGGTTATGGCGGATGGGCTATATATTGATAGTAGAAAAATTTGGAAAGCAGGAAAATACATTGGAGGTATGGTGTTTCCACAAGTGCCAGGAATTTACAAAGACGTGTTAACTTTCGATTTTAGTAGCTTGTATCCATCCTGCATGAAAGCCAAGAACATTTGCTATACTAGTAAGATTGATGAGGAAGTTGATGGCAAAGATATTCCAGATGAGGATTGTGAGATAGTAGAAGGGGATGTTCCAATTGTCGATAAGAAAACTAAAGAAGTTATAGAAGAAATACATTATAAGTTTAGATATATCAAGAAGTCTATTTATGAGGGGTTGTTGCCTAGAATTGTTACTGAGTTGAATGCATTAAGAGGAAGATACAAGGAAGAAATGGGTAAAGCAGGGAAAGAACTAAAGAAATATATGGCCGAGTTGAATAAACTAGAGAATAATGGAGCAAGTGAAGAAGAAATACAAGAAGCTAAAGAGAAAGTAGAATATTGGCAAAAAGAGAAAGCTAAATGGAATGTAAAGAATATGGCTACTAAAGTATCGGCTAATTCCATGTATGGATTCTTAGGTATGAAAACTGGCATATACTCTTTTATTGAAGGCGGTATGTCAACTACTATCGAAGGTCGCGATTCTATTTCAACAGCACTTGATATTATTGTGAAAGATTATGGTGCTAAGTTGATATACGGAGATACTGATTCTGTTATGGTACAATTTCCAGAAGGCTTTGTCAATCCAACAAACTATGAACAGATAGTAGATGAGATCGGAAAATACATTAGTTCACACTTCCATGAAGATATTAATATTGTGTTTGAGAACTATTTCCCTAGATTTTTCACTGTCACAAAGAAAAGATATTGCGGAATTAAGCTGGACCCTAATCATCCTACAATTCTTCCAACAATTGAAGAAATATTTGCCAAAAACTTATTGTACATGAAAGGTTTAATTACAGTTAGAGGTAACACATGTGGAATTCATTCATATTTTGATACATTTATTTTGAAAATGATGTTGGAAGCTACTATCGATGAGTTATTCGATTTTATCCATGAGATGGCGCAGAAAATTTGTAGAAGGGAACATCCATTAACAGATTATATTTTTTCTCAGAAATTGAATACCCATTACAAGAATCCACAAACTGCTACAATGGCAATCTTCGCTGATTGCTTGAGACAAAGAGGTAGAGTACATGAGGGTGGAGAAGAACTAGAATATGTATATGTTAAAACTTATGGTAAATGTAAAGTAGGGTATATGATGCAAGCACCAGATCTATTTGTTGACAATGGAAATGTTTTGAATACACTATATTATATTACAAACTGTTTGTCTAAGCCGTTACAGCAGCTATTAACATCAGTCTACGGGGATGACGTTTTGAAGAACTATGAAAAGAAGATCATTAGACCAAGAAAACCAACCTCTGTTCAGAAAGTGACTGAACATTGGCATTTAGAGAAATATATACAAGTATATGTGGCTGGTATTCATAAGCAATGGGAAACAGTCCAATCCGAAATCAAACATATTAGGGCGATTGCAGAACAAAAGGGGTATTTGGATTACGTATGTGATGATGAAACGACAATCAAAGCAATGAATGAGAGATATGGGATTGACTATGTGCCTCAAGGTAAAGTAGTCGAAATCAAACTGTAGGTGCCTATCAAAAAACAAAAAATTTACTTTGTTTTAAAGTAAATAAAAATGAAGAAATTTACAGTTATTAGATACATGGTAGGATTTGCTGCCGCAAATATTTGTCATGTGCAGGACGAAAATATTAAAAGTATTTATGATGTTTATAGGATGTTGATCATTAAGAACGTTGATATAGATTGCTGGGGCATGGAGAAATGTTTGAGTCTCTCTTTGGATTGGCTGGAGGAAAAGAAAATATATAAAGATCTTCTTGATTCGATAAAAGCCAATTTTATACATGCAGATGACACTGATTATATTGAAGGAGCCTGGTATCTGCCAATCGGTAAACTGGAAAAGTATTTGAGAGAATTGGAAGATGGATTGGTACGTACGTTATTTAAGTTTCTTTTTACTCCCGGGTTTGGACATCAAGATGGTTGGTCTAAAACGCCTGCCATAGAAACCGCTATTATGGTATCGGAATATAAAGACCCTGAATTTTTACCAATAAAGGATATAGTGTTTAATTAAAAAACAATAAAATTTATTCCGTTTGGAATAAATTAAAAGATGAAGAAGTTTGTCGTGACTACGTGTGACATTGGAAATACCGAGAGGCAGATTTCAACGGAGTACGTGACTTGTTACGGAAAGCAAGGAATTTACGATATTTACAAGAAGATCATCTTGGATAGAAAAGAAAGATATGTCCAATATTTAGATGGAAAGATCCACGTGTATGAATTCGAAGAAATGAGCAAAGAGTTACTTGATCGTGTCACAGAAAAATTTGATATGGATGAGGATGGATGTGCGGCCACTCTTGAACCTTCTCTTCTCAAAGAATTTTTGGACACGTTGTCTGATAAACTCGTGAAAGAACTTTTTGAGTTTATGTTCACTGCTTCTCAGAGAATTCAACGCGACAGAGAAGAAGCCGATGGGTGGATTACTATCACTGTCGACGAATATGAAGAACCTATATTCAAATTGCTAAATGGTACCACTGAAAAGAGGAGGAAATACTTTGTCATACAGACTGGTTATGGGACGGACCATGAACGTATGCGTAGAGGAAAAGATTTTGAAGGTTTCCTTGAACGAGTCGAAAAGGCTGAGGGCTTGATCTATATCGGCAACATTCCTATCCCTGCATATGATTCTATCGTCAAAGAAATCAAAGAGAAGTGTAAAGATAGAACTCTTCTTGATGGAATCGACTGTATTTTCGCAATTGATGAAAAAGATAATTGCAAAAATATCAACTCAGATATCGCTGCTAGAGCAAGAAAGTTGGAGTATTGCAACATTTGGGACGATTGTGAGATAGAGGTTCGCGGTCGATACAAACTAGATAGTGGCGAAGAAGTTGTTGTCTTGAAGTTGGAGGCTGAAGCCGGATAATGGTTGATAAAGATTAAAAAAACAATAATATTTATTCTTTCAAAGAATAAATAAAAAGATAATTGCAAATACTTTAAGATGCTTACACCTAAAGAATTTGAGAAAGCGGTCAAAGAAAATGAGAAAAGACGGTTCCAGAATTGGATCAAAGTGAAAGTCGCATTAACATCAAAGCAAAAAGTAGATTTGATCATGACCAAGATTATTGAGGATATGAAATTAAAGGCTAAGGGTATGACGGAATATCATGGTAAATTAGATTTTATATATCCTATTGATTCAGAAGAGTTTGATATCTTTTTGCCATTCACAGAAGAAGATAGATCGACATTGGATGATGAATTGTCAGAATATTGTTGGCAAATAGACAATCTTATGTGTTCTGATGTAAGAGTTAAAATGTACAAGAATATTTTCATTAGGATAAAGTCTTTGTTAGACGAGGAATGAAAACATATTAGAATGAATATAATACCACTTTAGGTATTATATATTACTTTTATATTCTGACAAGTTTACTTTTCGTAGACCCAATTGTTGTCTTGGAGAGAGGGAAGAAAAGAAGTCTTTGAAGGAAGTTCGTTTCCTCCAACGGAGATGTTAGATTTGACGCAGTGAAGAGTCATTCTTCCCATGTTTGCTTCTTCAAAGAAGTAGGTCTTCGATGTTTCAGTCTGTGCAACGGCAGTCATTGCAAAATCATTAACTTCATATAGTGCATTCTTGGTTGGTTTTTGAGGATTGTTAGTCTTCACGTCTATTCCTGAGGTTTCTAGTTCTTTATATGAATTGTATGATCTCACATGAACAGATTTCCAAGGGAGATCTTTGAGTTTTGAAACACCTCCAGTTTTTCCAGGATCGGAAATAACAATGAGAACAACCGGATTTACTGTTCCAACATCCAGGTAGGTGCTCCAAAGGGAAACTAACTCTCCCGATTGAGAGGCAGATTCATCAGAAATGATTTTTACATTTTCGGAAAAATAAACAAAAACATTACCATAACGAGCTTCAATCACTTCATGCGGCTTTGACATTTTGAATTTTTATTGTTGCAATATAAAAATATAATTGTTTTCATGGATCTTAAATTTATAAGAAGTCGATTGGAATCATATAGTAAGGATGAATTGATAAAAATTATTCTTAAACCAGTCAATAGAGCTTTATTTACAGAACACTTTCCTGAACAATTAAAGGCAAAGGACAAAAATGAACTGATAGAGATTATTCTGAGTAAGTCTACTACATATATTGATAACAACGTACAGTGTGATTTTAGACACGTACAGCAAGAGAATGAGTTTAAGAAACTCTATAGACTATTGTTAGAAAATCCTAATTATGAACCAGATAAATGGAAACCTAGACCTCATCAGATTGAACATATAGATAATTTGGTAGCTGGACTGTCACATCCTAGTAATAGTGGAAGATGCGCTTGGGATGGATCAGAAACTGGTAGGGGTAAGACAGCCGCTGGTGTTATAACAGCTATTAGAATTAACGTTAGGTTCGTTTTAGTTATTTGTCCAGATTCCGTTGTCGCCAAATGGCATCATGCTTTAGGCGGAGGAGATCCCATAGTAGAAGTAAATGAATTTGGTGAAGCGATCATCACTGGATACAGAAAACCAATGGGATTGTTTAACTATAGAATTTGTACGTATGACGGTATTAAAGGGACCACAAGAGATCAAGTTCAATGGGCTAAGTACAAACCATATCCTGATCAGCTGAGCAAATCAGAAGACATGGATTGGGTTCAAATACGTAGAACTGGAAAATCAGGGAAAAACAGTAAAGAGTATGACTGGAGTTTCTTACCCGATATGGAAGGAAATAGTAATCTAGGAGGATGTCTTGTCATTTGGGATGAAGTCCAGAATGCAAAAGGGAAGAGTAGTCAGATTGGTGTTTGTTTCAATTCATTGATGGAATATGTTCATAAAGAACCACAAAAGTTTATTAGAGTTTTATTTCTGAGCGCATCAGTCATGGAAAATGTCGAAGATTTACCGTACTTGATACATGCATTTGGTTATATCACAAAACCAACTCTATCTGAACAGAATAAGTTCATTGTTAGAAAATTGATTCCTAATTTTAAGGGGCTAATGGGTGATTCTTGGAATCCTGAAATGGAGAAAGTGGATGGCAAAACCAAAATCTTATTGTTCGTTAGAACTCATCTTAAGAAGAGGAAATTATTTAGTGTTATTCCGAAACCACCAGATCCAGAAGACCCATTCAAGAACAAAATCACATTTCAACCTATTAGAATAGCAGATGAAGATATAGGTGAATTCGTGCGCGTAAATAGAAGTCTCGAAGTAATGCTGCTAGATATGGCGCGCAATGATGCAGGAAATAGTGGTATATTGGGGATGATTCAAAAGACATTATCTAAACTAGAGATCTACAAATTAACTCCATTTACTGAATTGGGTCGTAAAGTTCTCAATACTAAACTTCCAAATGGCTCGAGAGGGTCATTAGTTTTCTCAATGACTAGGAATAGTTCTGTCAGATATTTCGCGTGGAGATTTGAAGCAATCATAGAAATAATGAAACTTAGAGCAACGAAGCCTACTATCGAACAACTTACTCTTTTAAAGAAGAATCTGGCTGCTCTTATTTATCAAGAGCAAAGAAGATACAATGAACAAGAAAAATTATTAATCGAACAAAGACAGCCCCTTAAGTTGAAATCTAGATTCAAACAGTATTTGCCACAGGAGTTATTATCGATGGATCTCGAGAATCTATTGTTCGAGTACAACAAGTGGATAAAGTATTTAGATGTGACCCAGTTTAATCATGTCTGTATTTTTGTTGGCAATTTTGGAGATCCCACTCCAACCAACTTTGATTTGGATAGCTCGGACAAGAATGATTGGATAAAGGAAAGCAAACCATTTAACAGAAACTTAAAGGAAACCATGAAGATGCTATTTCAGACTAACCAGAGAAAAATATTCATCACCAATATTATGATTGCTAGAGAAGGTATCGATCTTCATGATACCAGTGAAGGTGGTATGCATCCTCGTACATGTATCATTTCTCCTGGAATAGTTGCTAGATATCTCAAACAGATGTTAGGGAGAGTAGTCAGAGACGGTCAATCTTCAGATTCCATAAGAATCATTGGGTTTGTTGATAACCTCAGAGGTGTTACATCATGGGAAGCTAAATTCATGGAGAAAATGAGCATTAAGATAAAAGCCATAGATTTATTACATACAGGAAAGACAGAGTTAGACATTATTCAAAACATTAAGCAAGATGACGGTTCATTACTGAAAGCCGTTCTTAATGATTTGAGAAGGGATATGAATTTAGGTGCTAGTTCTCGACCATTAGTTTTATTGGCAGGACATCACCCTCTTGATCAACAAGTCACAGAAGGAGAAGATGCAATTCCTATTGAATTTTCTGAAGTTGGAACTGGGACATTCATAGCTGGAAAAGATACCATTGCATCTTTTCTTCAGAAGACTCTTGGTACAAAGAAGTCAATCGAGAAGACTAGTGTAGAAGAAATCAAACCTATTGGGAAAATCCCAATCAAAACAATAGATAATAAATTAACCATTAGGTATAACCAAAATTACATTTTCTATGATACAACAACTAATGTCAGTCCTGAGAAAATAGAATCAATCATTTCTGATACATTAGAAAATGAGATTAAATTAGATAGTAGGTATTTTAAAGTGCTATTTACCAATTCATACAGAGGACTTGTCTTATTCAGACTCGGGATAAGAGCATCTGGTATTTCACAAGGAAAAGCAATGGAGAGTATTATTCTTAATACTGGTCTCGTTCCAGTATTACATGAAGTTGGCGATAGAGATCTTGATTTCTTGTCATTCTCACCTGAGATCATAATCGAGAACCTACTAATCGTATTTGATTCACCAACTACCTTATTGGTGGGTCCAAGGTATCCTTTAGAATCCAGATTTCCCGAATCTTTATTAGATGAATCCTTATCGGTCAATAAATTAGATAGTAAGGTTTTGAAGTTTGAAGGAATAACTCCTAAGATTATTCTCGCCTTTTATGCTTGTAGAGCAATTGCAATATTTCAGGAGTTTAAAATAATAAAGGCTATCAAAGCAACTGATCCCAATAAAATTTTGGATAAGATCGATCCTAGATATAGAATACAGAATGAAATTACTAATGGTATTTATTTTGTTGTTGGTCACAAAGATATAATGAAACATTTCTCTAAAGTATTATCCTCGGTTACCTTATTCATTCCTGAGCTTTTACAAAACAATATATTTGGAAAATCAGAGATGAGATCTAATGATATTATGGGTATAGAAGTTAAACAGAAATATGCCGGTGTGATCACAGCTCTAATAGGATCAAAACCGACCATTGGTATATCAAAGAAACTTTCTATTTCTAGTGAGCAAGATCCTAAACCTTCAACTGAAGAAATAGCAAAAATTCAAACAGAGATAAATAACGCTAGTTCAGTAGTTGATGTTAATACTTCTGAGGTAAATAAAGATACCGTTAAAATCAATATAACAGATAGCGCATTGAGATATAGCCCAGTAGGTAAAATAATGTCAAACATGGTAATAAAAACATATGGAAAGCGTTGGTCTGGACTCTTGTCAAGCAGAATAGAAGGGAGTATGATTGTTTTTGAGCCAAGAAATATTGATAATAGATTACCATATGAAAGAGTGATAGAATTTATTGAACTCACATGTGTCATTCAATATTTATCTACAATCAAAGGAATTGGTGTTGATGAGAATATTCACATTGATATGGATAGAGATTTATTAGAGTATATTCCGAGATTTAGTATTAGCTCTATAAATAGTTTGTGGATTGCTCCAAGATCTGTAAGAACTCTTCTAGAATCTTTGTTGAAAGATACATTGCCATCATTGAGATTGATGCCGAAATCCGGGATTCCAGGAGGGGTAGAAGCCCATTTCGTTCGGAGTGAAATAGTTTATAAGCTATTAAAACCATACGCATTCTTAGAAGAGGATACAATAAGGTTCAATGTGTTGTCAGCAAATACTGCAGAAATAATTGGAATCATTGATAAAGATGGAAATGTTAAAATGCCAGGAATTTTGGAGAGCATAATAGATGAGCCAAAACTAGGAATAACTGTAAATAGGAAAAATAATTCTATATTCGTAACATCGACTAGAACAGTCAAAGATAAAGAAAGTGGTCAAGACATTAAAGTTTCAAACTACAACGGATTGATTGCTTATTTTATTAGATTGAAAGGTAAATTTAGAGATTCTTTTATCTTTGAAGAAAATATCAAGTTGCCGTTTAGTTTGAAAATAGTTAGAAGTTCATTATGGACATCATTAATAGTTATTCGAGAACTTATTGATCAGGGATTGATGAGTTTAGATAAAGATTTCATTGAAGCTAAACAAATAGGTAAGTTATTAATTCATAGATTCTCTCTAACTGAAAATGGATTGAAGAAGGCTTCGGTAATTTTCAGCAAAGGAGTTCAATCAACTTTATTTCTGGTTAGATCTGACCGAAAAGCTGAAATTGTTACATCTGATCTTATAGTAATTAAGATCTTGAATGATTGGATTAAAACAAATCCTGGTGTAATAGATGTTGTTGAACGAACTACTAGAAGTGTTGCATTCAATAGTATCAATTATTTCAATATCATGAGAGTTTATTTTATGATCAAGTTAGTTAGAGGTGCTACTCTTGTTTCTCAAATAGATCCTGAAAATCATGTGATAGGAAAATATGCTCTTAGATCGATAGGAGAAAACACAGAATTCGGAACTTTGCATATTTTACGTATTCCATCGGGTAACAAACAAGATATATTCTTAGTATCTAAAGAACAACGAGCAGTAGATACAATATTAATGTCTGTTCCAGAGTCTATAACTAGATCAATAACTATCAAAGAATTGAAACCAAGAATACTTGGGCGAAAACTCACGGGGTCCTCTCTGTTCTACATACATTATGTACTTGATGAATTCTAATCCCATATATGTTGATATACTTCATTTTCAAAATCTTGATCAGTAAAATTTGTATATCGCGCGCAAGAAAAATAAGAACACTCAATGCAATGACCCACAAAAAACAAAATATTAATTAAAAAACTGACATCAAAAAGATGTCAGTATACTATAATGAGTTACCTCGAAAATGCTATAATTTAGAATCATCGTATAGGCGCGAGAGTAAAACCAAACAGTCACCATTTGTAGTAGCTTCTGAAGTAGAAACAGATAACGCAACTAGAGAGTTTCTTATTTTTCATGACTTGGAACATTTTCTGAACATGAAAAACGAGTACTCTCATTGCCATGAGATAATAAGATGTCCTGAAGAACGAGAGAACTTAGCTCGGGGCCGATTGATTTTCGATTTTGATTTAGAACAACCATTGGAGGGTGTATCAGAAGGAAATTTTGTGCCTGATAATTTCAATCAGATCATCGAAACTTTGATCAAACATGTTTTCAAGACTTACTATCTTGACATCGACACAGAGAGGTTAGTGTTTATCTGGCAAGTAACCAAACACGATGATAAGTTTTCTAAGCATTTGATAGTCAAAAATGCATATTTTTCTGAATATTGGGTTAAGCAGATGAGAGTATTTTACGAGCTGGTTAGAAAAACTACTGAAGAATTCAATATCGCTCAATTAACGAAGGTAATTGATTTTCAGATTGCTAGGAAGAATGCTACATTCAGAATGATTGGATGTTCTAAGATTGGAAAGAAACCTTTGGAGCTAGAGTCACCAACTGAAGCATCTATTTATGATTGTTTAGTTGGAATATACCATCATGAACATCTTAGAGAAGAACAAAGAATTACTATGAGTAATATCAATTATACCCTACTTACTCAAAAGCTAAGTAATATAAAGAAGAAAACAAAAGAAGAAAAGAGATTTAATGCTGTTATTACAAAGAATATTTCTTTAGGGTTAGACGACCCTACATCTATCGATGTCACAGATAATGATGTAAATAGAGCATGTTATTTGTATGAGTCTTGGAACTTGAATTGTTTCAAAATCAGAGACAAAGTTGGTAATCTTATCAATTTAGATAGAACAAGGCCATCTGAATGTCCTATTTCTGGGGTTATTCATGAAAGAGAGAATGCATATTTGAAAATGAGACAGGATGGACACGTGATGTTCTGTTGCAGAAGAGGATGTAAAGCGAAAAATGGAGTGTATGGTATAGATTTGGGAATTTACAAATCTCAGAAAAGACCTCTTGGAATTTTACCTATTAGTGTAACAAAACTAAAGGCAGTGATCCATACGAAAACATTTATTGATGATACTATGAGAGAACCCGCCCATACCCAAACGAAATCCACAACAAAAAGCAAAGGAGTTTCAGCTAGAAGAATAGGAATGATCAGAGATCAAGTCCATATCCCAATGTTTCTTAGAGTGAATTAATATAACACTTTATAAAGTGTTATATTATCTATAAGAGAATTCTAGTATCTGTATCAGATATATCGCCAGCGCTGACAATTCCATCAACAGTACAATATTGCATAATATCTTGAATAGAATCTATAATGATATCTGCATTTTTCTGTAACAGTTTATTCATTTCTTTCATACTTGCAATATTTCCTGAATCTAAATTTACAAATAATCTAGAAAATAATGTAGTCAAATTGATTATGTTTAAATCAAAACTACCGTACCTGTCCTTAAATTCTCTTAGATTTGCCGCTAATCTATTTTCACGTTTCTTATATACCGATGTTGCAAATGTCTTAAATATCTTGTTTCTGATAAACTCTAAAATCTCCAATCTTTCGGCACCTCCTTCAATCTTAATAAAGATATCCACAAAGTACAGATAAAAAAGTCTATTTATTCTTTTCTGATACTTATTATCATCCCAAGGAAACTTATTGAATTTAAATAGAATAGTTTCAAGATCTTCAGTTAGATATTTGAGAGTGTAACTTTTGAATGTAAGTATCTTATCCTCGTATTTGAGCTTATATGTAGTCACTGACTCTTTGACATGTTGAAAAAAGTGACGAATGCCTGAGTCTTGTCTATGACCTATACTAACATCTATTAACTCTCCACCAACATGGATAACTTCATCCCCTGACCATAGATTAAATTCTACCTTCGTTCTCACTAAAGCGAATTTTGTTCTTCTTTCCTCTTTAGATCCAGATGGGAAATCAAGCGCTGTGTTGTAAGTTATTCTAAACGGGGAATTATCCTTCTGTATTTCATTGATAAATCCATATCTAAGATCTTCACCGAAATTTTCATCGGCAAAACGAATAGCCACATCAGGAAACGTTTCGTATTTGCTTTCTGAATTAATTGGAGTTTTACCATTACCAACAATAAGACTATCAAATGTCCTTTCATCTAATTTATTAAACTCATTCAAATATGAGTTTAGAACTTGATCTTTATATTCTGAATGCCTAGTTGCAAAATCGAAGTAGTACATTGATCTATCAACGAATTGTTTCCTAATTTCTACCTGTATCAGATATGAAAGAAGTGCTAGCTCATAAAAAACTTGATCATAATTTTCAACCGTTGGGCTCAAATAAATTGTGAAATCGGCATCTGATCTCTTGAAGAACTTTGAATAGAACTTATTTATCTCTCTTGTCGCATTTGCTGGTAATTGTAATAAAAACTCAGATGATACTATTCTTAGAACATTTCCACCCTTATACAGAAAGAACAACATATCCTCGCTAATTCTTCTTTTCTTTCTATAAATGTTTAGTGATTTGTCAAAGAGCCTATAAACAAGTGTCATAAATCTGTAGAGTGAAGTTTCACTCTTGAAAAATTCTTCTACGACAATATCAGTTGCAACTCCTTTGAATGAGCGCATAGGATCATTCATCTCTTTTTCAATCGTGACGGTATTCGCTTTTGATATATTTCTGGGTAAATCAAAACTTCTTAGTCCATTCTCATCTGCGATAACTTTGGATACAATACTATCCAACAGCTCTGCAATTGACAAAATATCACCATCTTTGGATGGTGTAGTTCCCATTTTGTATTTTATATAATGTATTTATTTTTTGTAACAAACATCTTCTGAACCACTTGATTCAAAAGTTAGTGTTTTTTTTTTAATATCATTGATAGCAATATCTCTATTTTCTCGTAACCAAAGTCCATCCATTTTTGGATGGTTTGTTATTGGACTTCTTATATTTGGTGGAGTTCTTTTTGGACGGTCTTGAATTTCCCTTTCTTGTCTTATCTTTCTTCGTATTCGTTGATTCTTTCTTTTTGACCATTACTCTGTCTGTATTGCAGAAACCTGCTCTAATTTCAGTATTCAGAAAGAAGTTGAAGTTGAGTAAATAAATGCACTTTTGCGTATCAAACTCATATTGGAATTCAACTTTAGCCCAACCTTTACATAGTCCTTTTCCCTCATCATCTGTCGGAACAAAAATATCATTAATAGGACACCATCTAGAAATAAGAATTCTCAACTCTTCTGCAATTTGATTTGCCGGATTTGTTTTGGGTAATTGCCAAATATAAAGAGTGAATGGATCTTGATCATCTCTGGGTTCTAAATGATCTGCTTTCTCAAACCACAGTGTAAACTCTTCCTCTTCATCATATTCTTCACTTTTCACAGAAATGGTAATGTTGATATTTCCATCCAACAGATAGTTACTATATTTAGAACTATTCAAAAGCATATAAGCATGATCTTTCCCTTTCTTTGAGGTAATATAAAGCTCAATTACTTCAACATCTTTAACATCCTTTACAGCAAAGCCATCGATAACTTGTTTAGTAATATATTCTTTATCTGCACCGAAAGTTTTCTTAATCCACAGCACAGGTGCTTCGTATATATCTTCTTCATTCAAATCAACATGCTTTATCGTATTTATTCTATTCATATCAATATCTTCCATTGTATTAGTTTTTGTTTATTTTCTTTTCGCTATAATATAGACGCACAAATTGTTTGTCTATAAAAATCAGAGGCGTTTGAATTTATTCTTGCAGAAAAATTAAAAATCAGTATTATCACAATTGCTAGTACAAATCCTATAAAAAATGCCAATATTGCATTTACCATTTTATTAAACGATGCAAAATATTTTCTACTCAAAGAAATTTTGTATTTATCTACTGGTATCAGTAGATAAATTTGTTTATCTATAAGTATTTATTTGGCGATTCTTTTAGTTTATTGATCTTATGGACCATAAGTTGGAGATAATATTTACCCACTCTTTGATCGATTCACTGAGAACTTTACTTATTGGACTGCGTAAATCTGCAGCTTCTAACGATATTATGTTCAATACTTTGTCTCTGACGTCATCTTTTATAAGTATTTCTATGATTGTAGAAATATTATTCACACGAGGGTTAAAGTTATTCCCAGAAATAAATACGGTATTGTTATCCGGACTATATTTATCTAATTTCAAAATCGTGATAGAATCAAAGAACAAAGAGAAGAGGCCGACAATTCCTTGTAATGCTGGCATGTTCGGTATAGGCATTTTTAACATTGCAGCACCATCGGGTTTTGTAGATGCAATAACAGCTATGCAAAGATTGTAAAGTTTAGGAATGAAGTCATTGATGGGGATCATGTAGTCGTCTCTTTCTAGCGCACCAATACATAACTCGGATTTGAAGTTCTTGGATAACCAAAGTATATTCTTTCTATTCAATTTTCCACTTCCATCTTCACCGGAAATAAACTTCTTCATCGCTAGGTTAGTATCGTATACTGGAAAATTATTTGTTAAATAGTCCTCACCATAAGGGTCTGAAACCATAGCATTCCATGCTAGATTTGTATTTGGTATAAGTATTTGTGGAATTGCATCTATTCCTTTTGTTACTTCCTTAAAATCACCAATCATAAAGACATTTATCTCTTTGGTATGGTTATATATTTTTAGAAGTCTTCTAATCAAAATATCATACTCTTCAACATCTCTAGATCTAACAAAAACACTATCACTCTGATATCTTTTCTCAGAAATGGTTACCCATAAAGAAGATAAAAAGTCTTTTATACCCATTTTACTCACTAACACGGGCCCTGTAATAGATAGTGGATCAATAGTATAAAGATCTTCCTTTGAAAAAAATTCTTCATTTATGGATTTCAAAAGTTTTTCTAAAACATTGACTTTAGGAACTTTGAAGACTTCTATAGGAATATCTGCAGTAATTCCCACATTTCTATCTATGATGCTCATATCGTTATTTTTATGTTGATGACGACTATTACAAAAATCTCTTTTTAAAGATTTAAAAATGACACTCAAAAGAATGTCTATGGCCGATGACCAAAGATTGGTCAATTTCTTCAAAGAATCACAGAGGAAACCATTCTCAGAGTTAGAGAGTGTACTTGTTGTGGGAGTAGCTAAGTTGGAAAATAATACGAATTTGAATGCCAAAAACATATTTGATAACGTTCCCATCTATACGATACCAGATTATGTAAGGGGTACCAACAAGAAAGTTAAGATCCCATATCCTGGAGTTCCGTTCACTGTATTGACAGCAAAATGTGGACTTCAAATAAGAGGCATTGTCAAAAACCTCAATGATCTTAAGAAGAAAAATGATGGTAAAGGAAAGTTTCCAAATCAAGTTACTCTGGACATTGCACTCCAAGACAAAGTTGTGAATGTCATGCTATTCAAAAATAGCATGAAAATAACAGGAGCTAAGAGGCCAGGACATCTTGTTGAAACATGTATTTTTATCAAAGCTTTATTATCTATGATGACTAAGAAAGGTATCAAAGTTTGGGATAAGAGTTTGGTTTTAACAAAACTCAACGTTGTCATGGAAAATGTAGTTTTTGATTTAGGATACAAGATTAGAAGAAAAATCTTACAGGAAAAAGCAAAAGAAAATGATGAAATAGAATCTCCTGAAGAGGATGATGCTGTCAGAATCTTATATCCGACTGGAGAAGAAAAAGCCAAGGGTGGAAAGAAATATTTTAACTTTAGAGTGTTGCACACCGGCAAGGTGGTATTTAGTGGACCAAATAGGGACAAAATGTTTCCAGTTTATAGCAAGTTCATGAACTTCATCGAATCCAATGAAGCAGCAATAAGATTCGACTAACTAGAATTAAAAATGCACTATAGGAACTTAACATTATTATAATGTTAAGTTTTTTAAAAAGAAGAGTATTTGTTTAACTCTCAATAACTGATCCTTGCAGATAGAATAAAACATAAATCATAAAGCATAAGTGGTATACTGGCAAATTTGACCACATCCTTTCAAATCGTTCTCCAACCTGAATCATTTCTCCGGGATTAGCTGGATCTATATGTTCTTTACCTAATGCGTCATGATTTTTACCTTCCTTCAAATTCTGAAATAACATATTCATTGATCTCTCAATCATCGACGTATATGTATTAGTCGACGAATAAATATAATCAAATACTGTTTTCTTCCCTGGGGAATCTCCTTGTCTTGGTAATAAGTCAATAATAGTCTTATATTCTTCAAAGTTTTCTACTTTATAATGATGTAGTTTTCCAGAATTCTTGATTATAGGATAAAAATTTGGGTCTAAAAGCTCTTCACGAGACATCTCTTTAATTCTTTCGTTAAATAACCAGTGAAGGATTTCAGGATAAACATGATGATAATGAATTTCTACTGTTTTCAATACGGATAATGGGGCCTTGATGTCATTCATTTGAATAAACTCATTTTTATCCTTAATTAATAGCAAATTATCATCTTTAGTGATTACGGCAGTTACCTTCAAATCTATCTTGACACTCCACAAATAATCGTATAGTTTATTTTTCCTAATACTACCACAATTACGACCAGGTTTCCCTCTTTTCGATACTTTTCCTTCTTTAGTTATCGTTCTTTGAGATCTAGCAATTTGTTTTCTATCCATTATTCTGAAAACCTTTCTATTTGATGCAATACTAGTATGGCCAATATGAGAAAAGGATTCTACTGTTTGTACTGACCGAACTGAAGCAAACTTATTTATTTCAGGAATGAAGAAAGTATCCTCATGGGGCCTTGTATTTCGCCAAATTCCTTCATCTAAGGAAAATATGCGAAGTTCCTTTCTTGAACTCTCAGGTATTGACATTACTGTTTCTCTACCACTAGATTGCCTTTCCTGTCTTGCTCGCAAATTGAATATATGTATGATGACTCTATTTGATGAAAAGTAAAGTAAAGAAGGAGACAAAAGATCAAATAAAATCTCCATTGCATTCTTACTTATTTTATCAAAACTTTGAACCAATATTTCAGAAAAAAATGATTTAGATCTATTACTCATGTTATTTAGGATCCCTCTTAATTTTAATTTTGTTACATCTCCTCGTCTTATTCTATTTAATGCCGATAGTGCAATTTCGTAGTCGAACTCATTATTCATATCAGCAAAATTCCTTTGATTCTTAACGAAATTGTGTCTGGAATAATATATCATCCACTTATCTGATCTATTATTGATAGTTCTAGTCATCTTTTGCAGAAAGAATAGATCATTATCTTCTCTCAAATAACATAACATACCATGTCTATCAATTAATTGTTCATTTTCATTAATCATTTGTGTTAATGCTTTCATTACTGTGCTAATATGATGTCCGATGAGATTTCTGGAGATTTGGTTTAATGTCATAGAGAAGTTGGTTTTGAACAATCCACGTACCCTACATTTAATTTTGTTGATGTCTTTTTCTGCATGGAAAAGGTTGTAAGTGGTATAATCTGTTGGATATTCATAATCAAATCCGATTGGATCTCTAGGTAATGTTTCACCTTCTCTATGGTTAAGAAAAAGATCATAAGCTATTTCCTCCATTATTTCTATGGGAATTCTATTTCGCAGGTCTTTAGTCTCTGCATCTTGATACATTTTTAGATTAATGCTGATTTCGGGAATTCTAGTAAATAATGCGACATGTCTATATATTTTGACGTATTTTTGTGTTGGGCCATTAGAACTTGGAGTTTTTGCAACATTAAAATTAGTGCTCTTTAGTACCTTTCCATCGTCATCCGTTTCTAAAATAAATGATGGAATCGGATCTGTATCATCAAATGCTTGGAATGAACTAGCTCTGTCTGGTCTTCCTTCTCCTTGAATGATACCTGCTTTGTTCCATTTCGGACTAATGTAATGAGCCTGTCGCATGTTGAAGAAATTGATGCCTTGAGCAGATACATCAGTCCCCGCAACTACTTTTAAGTATTCTCCATATTTGTTATCCGGATGATTAACGACCTCTAATATAGATCTTATTTTTGCTGATGTCAAACTTATCTCTGACTCAAGAAATATTAATGCATATCTTCTTCTTTTTGATAGTGTCAGTCTTCCATTGTTAATATATGATATTTCTCTCGGCGCAAGATACTCGTATCCAAACATCTCTAGAAACAAACCAAATGGGACAACACCACCTTTCTTGTAGAAATTGTAGACATAACAACATTCCTTGTTATCTGAACAACAACTACCCTCACCATATCGTTCTATACATATTTCATGATCTTTATAATCTTTATGACATGGAGTTACAATGTAACTGGGTCTACCTTCTCCATTATCATATTCAATTCCCATGATAGCTTCCAAAGCAGATACAAACTTAGGGCTATATCTAGATTCTATTGTGCTCAACATAATGTCTAAATCCGATTCGGCTCTCTGCTTCTCCATTTCCTCCAACTCAGCCCTCCTTTCGGGCGACATAACTCCAGGAATCTTTCTTATCGTCGGATCAAATGTTCCAATTTTTATTCTTTCTTCCCAGAATTCAATATCAGCGAGAATATCTTCTCGTGCTTCTTCATCTGTCTCACTAGCTAAATCTTCTTTGCGATCATTGACAACTTTTCTTCTAAGAATTTGAACTTGTTGTGTAAAATGTTCTATAAATAAATCAGTGAACTTATACCCATTCTTATTGACATTTGGCTGTAAATAATCAAAATGTGGATTTTTACCTCTTGCATCTTTTCCTACCTTTCCTCCTGGCCAAACCATATTAGAAATATATCTGGCATGTAGAAAAAATTGTTTACTACCATCTCTATTCTTAGGACCACTTCCATCCAAAACAAGAGCTTTCTTATAGGCTTCTTCTATTTCTGTATGATCGATTCCTAACTTACTCTTACCTACTTTTGTAATGAAAAGTTTCCTATTTCCTTGACCCAAAATTCCAACCTCCCCTTCATTGGTTCTTACTATAGATCTAGAAACGGTATTCTTCAGTCTGGATATTTTTCCTCGAAGTCTTGGTGTCAAATACTCTCTCATTAGTTTTCTCATTTCTTCTAGGTCTCCGATATTGGCCAGTCTAGCAAAATATTCTGGCTCTATTCTAGTTTCTGGTTCAGTTACAAAATTCATAACTGCAGGAAACTCTAAAATGTCGTTAACAATAGGAGTTGCAGACATTACGACAATGAGGCATCCATAGATATTATCGAGAAATTTTCTAAGAGCATTGTAGTTTTTCTTTGATCCCACCTCTTTAATATTTCCATCTGAGTCGGCTTCAGTTCTAACAATAGTTTTGAACATATGGGCTTCATCAATGAAAATAGGCCTAAATGAATAAATCTTTGCTATTTCTGATTCTGTAAGCCCAGGTTTGCCTGGGCTTACATCTTTTCTGGGAGGCGTTCCAAGAATAGTATTAGCAAATTCTCCATGTGTCCTCAATTCGTATGATCTCTTTATGGAAGAGGTTTCTGATTTCTGTCTGCCCGATCCTTGAAACTTCTTTGTTCTATGCGCTTCTGTTACATATGCTTCAGCTGTGCATGAACCTATAATATCTTTCTTGAAGTTATCATCCCTACTGGTTTTGTTTTGTGCTATGATTAAAGCCTTATTTGTATTTAGTCTCATAATTAAATCCTTAGGTAATGAGGTTTGATTCAACCATTCATGTCTAGTTTCTGCAAGACCAATAGCATCACATGTCTTTCCAACGCCAGTATCTTTGAATATGTATAGTTTCTTATTAGGTGTCATAGGGCCTAGAAATATTTGAGTCAACATCTGGTGATTGAAATAGATTGGATCGACCTTCTTAAAAGGTCCCTGATGCATCTTGAATTCCTTCTTTGCATTTATCTTTGCATTAAAATCTTCATCGTGTATCGATGGATATAGTGGTATAAAATCTGATAATGTCAACTCACTCATATCAAAACTGATTTTTTATTTTATATAGAAAAATGATTTTATTGATTTTGAGTTATTTTTGAATGTAAATAAGTATATTGTTTTTATTAACATTAATTTAATGTTAATATGATATTTTAATTGCTTTTACCATCTAACAGAGAGTTGAGTAATGCCATAGAACTTTTCTCAATGTTTTCTCTTTTTGCACTCTGTAGTAGAGACGCAATTGTATTTGTCTGAATAGGACTAATTTCAGTATCTAGTGTAGTTTCATGACTTTCATTTGAATTGTTAGATATTGTCTGTATCACTGGAGAATTTAATGCTTGGACGATGGGGGTTGGGTTGTTTCCTCTAATAATTGAATTTGATAAAACTGCGTCATGTGGAGATTGATTAGGTAAAGTTTGACTCATCACTGATTGAATATTTTCTTTTGTAGCATCAGTTATTGATTTAACTTTGACGACAGATGATGGACTTATGCCTCCTCTAACAACACTTCCACTTAAAATAGTTTGAATCAAATCAGCACCATGCTCAGTTACATTAGTAGGTATGATTCCTTTCACTGTATTCAATAACGTAGATAGATTTTGTGAATTGCTAGTAACTTCTATTTTACGACTTTCTGATGTTCCAAAAATACTATTGAACATTTCGATGGCTTCTTTGTCAGGTCCGATCATTTCTAGTAGTAGATCCTTGTATGATTTGTTGTGTGGATTCCTAGGATTAACTGATGTTTTTGGATTAAGACTGACATGAATTCCTCTCCCTATCATCTTAGTCAAAAAACCAGATGATTGAATATCCTTAATCTCATCCATTTCTCCTTCAATGACTATTTTCACATCACAATTTTCTGGTGGAATGAAAGCATCAACCTCATTGACTTTCAATTTGATGATTTTCTTTTTCCGGATATTAAGTTCGAGGAAATTAATAGATGGAGCTTTGTCTGGCGAAAATTCAGCAATCAGAATACCCTTTTGGCTATCATCCAAAAATGATGTTTGATAAGGGGTTCCAGCATATACGATATTGGTTTGCGGTTGTTGAAATTTATGTAGGTGTCCTGAGATGATCAATGGATTATCTTTTGCCCATTCATCTCCATTCGATGATTTTCTACCTCTCATTGTAGCTCCTTTGAATTCTTGATGGCAAAAAATAGCGGCAGGTCTATTTTGAGGTTTATCATCGTCCATGACTTTCTCCTCTAAAGTATCTAATGCGTCGTGGAAAGTACCAGGAGGCACATATGGAACAAAAACAAATCTAATCTGATCAGCAGATCCTTCAGTCTTATACTTGAAACTCAAAACTCTATCAGCAATATGGATATTGCTGATACCTTTCATTTGGAAAAAACAACTTTCTTCTGTCAAGTAAGTTGAAGGATCTGGTCTATCGTGGTTTCCTACGATAATAATGACGGGGCATATCGCAGCAATGTGTCTAATGAACCTACTTGCTTTGTTCTGAGTAGGTCCATGTATTCTTTCATGCCCGTCAAGAATATCTCCCAATAAGACAACAAAATCGGGCTTTGTTTCTTTTATCTTTTCCATTATTTTCAAAATCACAAGGTCAGACATCATAGCATTATCTTTCTTGAAGTGAAGATCGCCTACAATGATTACTAACACCATTTTCTTTTTTATCTACTTACTAGATCTTAAATGTAGATTTTTGTTTTTTGTTGTTGTCCCATATAAAAATGAAAAGCAATGAAAGATTTTACGTGGAGCTAGGGAAAACAACTTCACCCATTGAGATAATAGATTTACTTAAAGATCATACATCTTTTGATATAGGTTATCTTGAAGGGAAAGATGTTTGTTTTTCTTTCTCCAGAGGAAAGAAATTAGGAGAAGGAAAATTAGGCACTATTTATGATATAGGAGAAACAGAAAATGATAGAGAATTGGTCTTAAAGGAATTTCATGTCAATGATAGTGTAGTATTTAAGAATGATACTTATATTTTATCTTCAGCTCTAAATGAAATAGTCATGTCAGCATACATTTCGTATTTAAGATCTAATAGTAAATCATTTTGCGCATGCTTACCATATTTTCATGGATTTTTCATCTGTTATCCAACTGGTTACATTGTCATGGAAAAATTAGGAAAGACTTTCTCATCGTTCATGAAATCTTCGAATTCTACTTCTAAGGTCTTTAGAGGATTGATGTTTCAAGTTTTATATTCTTTACTGTTCCTATTAGATAATAAAGTTATGCATAATGACTTACATTCTAAAAATGTAATGCTGCAAGATACTAGTAAGATTTCTTATAAAAATGTTTCTTTAGATACGGTCAACATGTTTGCTTTTAAAAGAAGAAATATAACATACTACATTCCCAATTTAGGATATCTTGCTGTATTAGCTGATTATGATTTCTCTGCTAAATTTAGTTCACCTAAGGTTGTTCCTAGAAAAGTTTACAACGAGTTAAATTCTGCTCCATGGAATTTAAAGTTCAGATTTGCAAAGTCTTATGATATCATTACCTTTGTTTCATATGTAGCTTATTATTTATTTATCAGAGAAGAAGATACTGTAGAAAAAGAATTAACAGAAATGAGAATGATTACTTTGAATATCACTGAATTTATCGTAGATAGAGTAGAAAAACAATATACAATTGAAAGTGATAGTGAGGATTATAAAGAATTAGATAGATATCCAATAATATCTAAATTATTGGACTTAGTTTCAATTCCACAGTTTCGACCATATTCAATGTATGACAATATTGATTTGGGGGATATTCTCAATGTTAGTGCATTTAAACAATTTTTGTATAATAAAGGAGGTAGCTTTTTATTAGCAAGAATCTAACCGTCAATAAACTCAGTAAATTAATTAATTCAATCTATTTGTAAAAAATTGAAATTGAATTTTCCACTATGAGTGAATAAAAACAAAAAGAATGAATCAGATCAATAACAACAATCAAGGAGTGGTTCAGGAACGAAAACCTACTCAGTTGAATATTGTAGGGGCAGAAAGTGGTACTTGTTTCTTCGTCACAGGAGTGAATGGAAATGAAGAAATCAAAACGAAGCTGAAAGGGCTTGGAGGTTATTTCAACAGTCACACGAAAGGTTACAAGTTCAAGTCTAAGGATTTGGAGAAGGTTTGTCAATCATTGGGACTGGAACCTAACATCGTGCTTACTGATCCCAGAAAAGTTATCAACCTTGAGTTTATCCAGAAGTTTAAGTGGCCCGGGGACATGTCTGTTGCTGAACAGAAGCTTAAGGAAGCTGGTCTTACCAAGAAGGGAGGAAAAGGAAATACATGGCAAGGAGACCTCAGCAATATCCAGGCATTCTTCGCAGCTTTCAATGTTGGAGGTCAGTAAGAAGAAAATACCAGAGTGCCATGATGATAAATATAAAAAACTTTAATACTAATTAAGTATTAAATTACATTATGTACAGATGGGATTTGACCAAGTGTTTATTACTTCAGAACAGGAGCATACTTGATCTTGTATTTGAGTTTTCCACCCTCAACCTCAGAACACTTCATTCTCCAATCTCCGTTTTTGACCTCGTTACCGGCAACGCGATATGATTTTGGTACCTTTCCCGAGCTCAGAATATTCATAATGTTCTCTGGACAACCTGCGATTTTCTTGGGGATGTAGTATCTCTCCTCTCTGTCGTAACCAAATACACCCCAAAACTTGTCTCGCAAACCTGATGGCATTTCTTCCAAAAACTCATCACATCCCTTCACCCAAATACTAGGGAAGAGTTCGTAATTGTTTTTGTTGACTTCTTTCTTGTCTTCGTTGTCAGAAGACATTGTTTTATTTTGTAACTACAAAATAAAAATTTAAAATAAATCATTTCCACAAATCACAGTTACCAAAACTTCACGGACCAAAGGGTTGTCATTCCATCTCTGAATGGTAAAATCTTAAAATACTTGCCAAAGAGTTCTTTTCCTATATAATTATAGAGTGGATAATTCTTACCTGGAAAATGAACAACACATGGCCTTCCCTTTGTTGTTTTGTTCTGTAGCTGATACTGGCTTAAACAATTATCCTCTTTGGAACAATCAATAATATCCCAATGTTTTAATTCATCGTTATAATAGTCTCCAGGTATTGGAACTTGCTTATACAATATTGCCAATGCATTCAAATTTCCAACTAATTTATGATCATAATCTACAGTTAGCCAGGTTTTATCTTCAGCATACTGTTCCAAAAATCTAGCTTGATCATCTTTTGCGTCTTGAGCTAATATTAAAGCATCTATGATTCTACCCCTAGTCCCTATTATACATCCTGCATTTGGAAACATCCATCTATTTTGTTTCTTATGATTCCCAGTATTAGATTTGCCATACGATTTAACCTTATTCATCAAACGTTTTCTACCAATAGGATCTATATGTGCTCTGTAATCACCGGTGCAGCATGTTGGCTCTCCTCCAAAAATTAAGTCATGGCCTTTACTATGGTAATATTTCCACGCTTCGATCATTTCTGACTCGTTCTTCACAAATAAAATATCATTACAGTCGGTAATGCAAACAACAGTGTTGAATGGTAGTGACTGAACATATTTTAGATATTTCTTTGTGCGCCAACTCCAACCTTTCCAAGTTTCATCTAAGCCCAATATAGCGTAGTTATATCCATTATTTTTAGCAGTGAATATCCAATTATCAAGTGCTTCATTTCTATCCGTTTGGCAAGTTATCAAACGTAAATCTATCTTGTTCATATCTTTTATTCTACTTGTTTTATTTACTTTTACATTTGTGTTAAATGTAAAATTTAGTATATTTATACATATTGTGGTGTGTCTTTTTGTAACTCACTGTGTTATTCCAATACTTTAACAAAGAACATGAATATCTTATTTATGAAGATTACTGTTGCCATGGTCCATGACACGGCTAACATTGTGAACAAAGAAAAGACAATCAGTAACAATCCTAACAACATTAAATTGGGTAAATCCATTTTTGATATATTCACCAATATAATTCTTAGCTGGATAAAGAATCGTATAATGAAATCTTTGATACTTTTCAATATTATCACTAGCTCATGGTTTGCATTAAGAGCAGGAAAACCATCTTGATCTAATAACTCCACCATTTTAGTTATCCTTTTTGTGCATTTTCATTATTCTATTTTTATGTCTACTTACATTTATTTCTCTATATTTATGACTCCATACCATACTAAGTATGGAGTTTTTTAATATTATCTACTTGCTTTTTTATATTAATTATTATTGTTATTGTTGTCATCAAGATCTAAGTTACGAGCCTTGTCCTCAAGAATTTGAAGAACTTCACTCTTTTGGATTACAAGCCCCATCGATCTCTCCATATTTTCCTCAGTCAGCTTATTCCCTTCGATTTCTTTCTTCCTGAGGAGTTCAATTGGGAGAATATATCCGTGGTTTTCTGTGTAGATCTGACATAGTTCATTATTCTGACATGTATGAGTTAAGGTACCTCCCATTTCCCATTTGAATGTCAACGAATATGAGACTCCTGCGGTACAAATGTTTCTTGTAAGTTCGATACATTTAGGCCCCTTAATATCTTTGATTAGATCCTTATGCGGATGTGTTCCAAGAAAGATTTTTCTGAGTTGTTGATAGTCCATAGAATTCAACTCATTTTCAATTGTTTCTATCGTTCCTGTTTTATATTTGGAACTTGTATCTTTCTTAGGATCATAATGCCACGGATAGCAAAAACCTTCAGCTCCAACTTCTCTATATTTAGATGAAGTGTTGTATTCATTTCTTCTTTTCTCAACAAGAAGATTCATTTGAGCATGCCATAACCACTTAAAGATCATTTTCAACACATCCTTGGATATTATACCTAACGGCGATTCGCCCTTTCCTCGCTTCCAAATAGTCACCATAGCAAACTTAACCTCTTGAAAGTCATACATAGGGAAATCTTGGTAGAGATGACCCCAATAATCCTTTGGATGTTTCCTGATTGTTGGATTGAATGACGCAGTGAACTGGGTTCCTGGGTTGGAAGTATTAAACCTTATCTGTTTCAGATTTTCATGAGCTGGAGCCAATTTAGCATCCAATTCTATGGCTCGTTCAGATTTAATTTCGAACATTTCATTATTAAGTTTGTTCAGCATTCCCATATTTTCGGTGCTCAAAGGGAACGTCTTCACCAAGATTTTACATTCGTGCAACGTGTTATAGAATTCTCCAGTTCCGAAGTAAAATCTAGCAATGTCAGAATCTGTCTCACCCGTAACCTTACACAGAACTGGCCAAGCTTCAGTTTTAGTGTACTTTACATCGTCCAAAATATCCATTGGATTGTGACAAAATACTGAGACGAGATGTAATTTATCATTGATTGCATGAGAGACATTTGTGTAGTTCATAACTGTATCCACTGTAATATCGCCATCGCCACCATAATCTGATTCCGGCGCTTCAAAATGAAGGAAACTGAAGTCGATTTTTGCTATTGTATTCTCCTCAGGAATATGATTTCTTCTTCTTCGCGCGAATGCCTTTTGTCTTTTGGATGTTATTTTGGTTACTTGAAGAGCACATCCCGGAAGAACATACTTTCTATAGTTCATGTTACCCCATTTATCCCTAACCTTCTTTTCTAAAATCCAATCGACAACATTAAATGGCAATCCAGGAAATATGGCTTGAAACCCATAGTCATGATATTTATTGGTCCTTCTAAGATGGCTTGGACTTTCTCTTTTCCAGTCTACTGGATTGATACCAAAGTACATCGCGAGAGCGGCATCTAGTGTAAAGTAGATATTGTCTCCGTCGTAGAATGCTTTACATGCCACTTGATCAAATCCGACAATCACAGAAGCCTTGGATTTATGACAGCGATGAATGATTTGGTATGGAAGAACTCTTTCATGATGGTTGCCATACTCTTCAATCGAAATAGTGGTACAATTTTCATTCCTACGTGTGATCGTGGAGTCTTCTCGAATTTCCTTCTCTTTCAATCCCTTATTTATATCAGTCAATATCTGTATGTAGGATACAACGGCATTCTTGGGTTCTTCTTGGACGAGGAAAAAATCAAAGTCTTGAGCACTATAACGTTCATTAAAGTTGTGTATGCACGCACATACAACAGCACTACCAGCAAGAACATAGCCATTGTAAGTCATAAATCTAAATGACATCATTCTCTGTTGAAGATAAAACTTTGCATTTTCCAACGTATTGAGCGTAACCCGTCTACACTTTCCTTCTCCAGAAAATAACCACCCAAAATCCTTAATGAAGACGTTCTTTGGTGGATCTTTAGGGATGGTGTCAAATTTAACAAGAGGAGCATTATATGGATCATGTCTACTATGTTGAGCCACTTCTAGCATTAACTGAAGAATTTCTTTGGGATCTCGATGAATGATTTCGAGGAATTGTCCGTTAGTTACTAGGTTATCACTCATCATATTATTCTTTTGTCTTAATTTTGTTGTTTTTCTTTAATCGATTTTGTCATTACATGCAAGTCCATACCATACTTAGTATGGACTTTTTTTTAAGTTTTTTAATGTCCGCTCTTCTTCAGTCTAAGGCGACCTAAGTTCCTCAAGACATTGTTTCTGTTCGGCATTCTCAACTGATCATTGCCATTATCTACTATCATCGTGATCCGATCCTCTTTTGATGGAGTAAATCTACGCTTATCTTCCCCATCAGCTTCTGCTTTACTGTTGGACCAGGGAAACCTATAGTGGGTACTGTTCTCTAATTCTTTACTCGTCGGTGAAGTCCATGTATCTTGTACCTTTCCATCAGTAACCATATTGACATACGCCACGTCCAACCAATAGAAAATAAGATGGAACACACCTTTAGGGCATTTCTTAAAGAAGTGTCTTTCTCTGTGTTTTCTGATCAACATCAGCTGAATCTTGGCGTCTACATTCAGAACAGAATTGTGTGCCATAAATTGTTCGCCCCAAAAGCTCTCCATATCATCATAACCATCTGGGGATATATAGAACTTTGTCTCCAATGAATAAACTGCCGGAACTCTTGTTTTGAACTCTTTTAGCTGTTTAAAGGAGGGTTTCAACTGTTTAATGTACCTTTTCTCAGTTGATGCAAACATCTCCCTAAGTTGAGTATTGAGTTCAAGAAATATTTTGGCCTTCTCCTCATCCATTGGAATCTCCTCTGTCAAGGTCTTTGCTTTCTCCAACATTACCCTATATGCATTACTTCCAAAATATTTGTCTAGCTCACCAGGCTTCGTTAGCCGATCCAAGAAGAATTTGACATCAACACTTCTCAGATTTACTGATCTTATTTTGTTTATCTTTTTGGTACATGTTGCTATCTCATCTGATTGACCTTTCTTTAGGCATTCAAAATTTCTCCTCATATTGTTGGACTTCACAGCAGCGGGGCTATTATGCGTTTTGAATGTTATCAGTTTGAAACAACTCTTCAACGTGAAAGTAACTTTCTTGCTATCATCGTCCTGGCTAACCACTTCCAGAGTAGCAAAAGGTAGTTCATACTTCTTTTCTTTTGCAACCATGTAGTTGACAAGGCTGAAACTCAATCCGGGAAATAAGGAAACGCCAAGGTAGCTATGACGAAGTTGTTTCGCATACTCATTAGAGTATCTGGTCCAGTCAATAGGATTAATCCCAAAGAACAAAGCTAAAGCGCCGTCTAAACTGAAGTAAGTTTCTTTTCCATCGTAGAAACACCTACATGGCATCATATCGATAGTATTGAGGACATCCTTCGCTATTTGATGAGTCATATGATGAATTCTAATAAACAAAGGAGGCCCGGCATGGATATATACATCTGTATAATTCACAGTCCTTCTGGCACATTTAAATTTCTTAGAGGCGTGCGCCACGTTGTTATCTATTGTGGAAAGGAGATTATCATATGCATCCAAATCGAAAGTCTCATTATTGCCTATCTGATACATATCGATTTTCTCTTCTTCACTAATATAAGAACCTTTAGCAAAGCGGCAAATTGCTTCTCCAGCAATGATGAAATTGGCATAGTCTAAATGTTGAATAATACTATTAGAAGAAAGAAAGTTCTTTCTAGTATTCTGACATTTACTTCTAATGAATCCACCGCCAGAAAATAAACATCCGAATTCTCTCATGTAATTCTTTGTGGGCATTCTACTAGGTATGTCTGACATTTTGATCAAAGGAATATTGGTAGAATCACGTCTATTATAGGCTGCTAATCCCAACATAAACTCCAAGATTTTCTTCCTCGGCCATTCAGTAATGGACAAGAACACATCCGCAGATACTAGATTACCATAGCTCATACTTTTCTTTTTTCAATTAAAAACTTTTATTATATTGTTTTTGTAATATCAAACATACTCATAATCAGAGTTCTTACATTCCGCTGGATAAAATAATATATGGTATTCAGTAAATGAATGAAAATAAACATAATAGATATAATACTGTTATGAAAAAGCTTTTGATAGTTTGTTGGATAGACCTATTAGTTGCTTTCTGGTTATAGTTTCATTGAATTCAATCAAAACATGGTTCCACCCCATTTTAGTTGCCGTGAAACCAATATGATTTATTGTAGGACTTCCTTCGACTGTTAATATTCCCATTGCATCTGCTACATTTCTTTCAAAGATTGATTTTCGTATATTCAATACGAAGGCTAACTCAGATGCTAATTTTCTCTCTAATGCTTGAATACCATATGTATGTACTTCTATTATGCAATATTTATTAGGATTTTCAACCATTATATTCTCCAGTTGTTTTATTATTTGATTATTTGGACAATTTTCCCTATTTGCATCGCATATTTTCCTTGGTCTGGTATTTTGCAGTATTAATGGATAAACTGGTATCCCATTTATAGCTAAATTCTTATGTAATAATTTAGCTATCGCAAATGAATTTTTATCGCATCCTCTATCAAAAGATTGACTTATGATACATTTATGTGGTACCACAATAATAAACTCTTTACATTTTTTTCTACTATTCTTCAAGATAAGAGGACATGTCTCGGGACAGAACATAGTTTTACACGAAGGACATATCAATATATCATTTATCGTAAATTCATGATTATCTGTTTTTTTCATTTTATTTTAATTGTCAAAAACAATATTTATAACTATTTTATATCAGAGAAAGATAAAACAAAAATAATAAAGATAATGGAAGTTGTAGATAATACGGAGTTGTTCATGGGGACAGCAAAATGGCTATTCTTTCAGAATACATTTATTATTAATGGCAAGAAATGTAGGATTGTGGAAGTTGAGTTCTATCAGACGCCAGATCCCTTTATTCATGGGGATCTAGATCAGCTAGAAATAGGAAGATTTTATTTTCATAGACAACCAACCAAAGATGGATCTCAAGGCAGTTACAAAGGAGGTACATACAAAGGATTGGATATAACGATAGGTCAAAAAGATAGAAATATTTGTGGAGGAGCCTTAATCAGATCTATTTTAACACCGGTTGGGGTTATAGAAGGACCATGTAATGTAGTTAACTTTATATTGAAAGAAACAGGACATGATGATATTAGTTCTTTGATTGATAATATTTTCAAGATTGGTAAAGTATTACCAGTCAATATCAATACAGAAGGAGCTTGTTTGAGGTTGGTCACAGATAAATATGAGGAAAGTAGAATATATAATGCTCCTAGGGTTGGATTAACATTGAAAAGAGAAACTCAGAACATGGGGATGTATTGTAGACATCTGATGAAAGAGTATAGATTTACTTGGTTGTCTGGACAAATAAAAATTTGTAAATATATGTTTATTGTATGCGCTAGAAAGTATGGAGTTCCAGATAACACGATCATTCAAGATTGGAATATTTCTACCGCATCTGGTATAATGAGTAGATGGGTCACGTATTTCATTAATGGCAAGACTATGAGTTGTGCACAATTTCTACAATCAGAAACAAAAGGACTATCGAAAGTCAGTCAGCAACTAAATGCTTACGGTTTCTTCAGTCATAATAATTGATATCTGGTCATTATAACACATATAAATGTGTTATAATTATTCTAAAGGAAACTACACTTAAGCTTGACAGTCCATGCTGCATTCTTCTGGGGTCAACCCCTTAGATCCAGTCAAGATTTTCTTCTGACTATTTTTCTGAGCGTTTTCTACAGGTGTTTCAGGGGTTTGTTTAGACCATTTGTTGATTGATTCTACTATATGCCTTTCCTGTCTCATTCTATTTCCACAGGATCTTCCTGAACGCATACTAACATAAATTACAATGACAACTATAATGATTATTAATATAGCTAAAATAAGCTTCATCACTTTTAAATCCACAACAACAATTTCATTTTATTTTTATGATAACAAAAGAAACATTTAAAATAAAAATGGTTGAGTTGGATAGAACATTAATCGCAATTATTGTTGTCATTGTGATTGTTGTACTTATTATTCTGATCGCCGTTGCTCTATTTAGGGAAAGACGAGGTAATCAATCAAAAGGGGGAAGATCTAGAATGGACAGAATACATCGCCATGGAATATCCAACAAAACTGTCATTAATCAGGGTGGTGGAGGAAACTACAGTCAGCCAGGATCATGCCAGAAATCATGCGGATGTCAATGCGATAAGCCATGTGGATGCGAAGACAAACACGAACATCATAGAAGAAAGAAATGTGAACTTCCATGTGCTCCTGTTCTTCACTGCCAGACATGGCTTGGAGATGGATATGTTCCTTCCTGTGGATTCAATGGCGAGCCAGGAACTTACCACATTCAATGGCATTCTCAATGTGACATAGAAAAACCGATCATCGAATATAGAATCTATGCGATTGAAGGATATCAAAATGTTCCAACAATAGAAAACGCGCAACAAATCTTTGTTGTGAGTGGTGATCAATTTCATTTTGATAGCCCCGATCTCGGATTCTGTTGGAATTTTATTGTCACATCAGTGAACGAATGTGGTGAGAGTGAGCCTTCTGATGTCTACTTTGGACCCTGTATGATCTAAGCTAAAACAAGATCCAAATCAAAAGCCACCAATGAGTGGAAAAATGAAAAGTATTTTACTTAATAAATTTAAGTAAAATGCGTATATACCAGGTCAAAATAAATATATTTGGCGTGGTCTATTCTATTGATGTTACAAAGAAATCCACAATTAAGGATCTTTTGGATTTTGCATATGATAAATTAAATCGAATGTCTGGATTTCAAATTGTCTATAATGGAAAGGCACAAAATCAGAATACAAAAATTGATAATTGCGAAGGGTGTGAATGGACCCCCGACACAAAAGTAGGTCGATTTTTCTCTGTAGTCAAAATATCCTAGTATTGAGTTACGAAAAAAATAAACCCATGGAATGATACGAAAGAATTGCGGGAAAGATAGGTAAACACCTCCCTGAAAAACAAGAAAAATATGAATGATGAAGGTAAAAATATTCAAGTTGGTATATATGGATATCTATACCAACTTGACATAAATTACTAAAAAAATTTTACTTAAAAATGGAAGAAAGATACTTTAAACTTACGATCAAGGGAGTAGAGTGTAAGTTTTCGTGCATCAAAAAGGAAGTTGAAGTAACTATGAAGAAGGAATCCGATTGTTGGGATATTTGTAACTGTGAAAATGGACATTTTATCACTATGTCGTTTTAAGAAGGAAAGAATGTAGATTACTATGACCTCACTGAAGGAAGACGCTACTAAAAAATTTAATACATTATTTGGTGTATTAAATTCGTTATATCAGTTCAATAATTATAAGACAACAAAAAGTGAATGCAATCCAAACTATTATGTTTTTACTACTGAAGAATCCATCAATCGATAAAGCCTTTGATACAAGAAAATAAACTATACTAACTGCGGAATAAATAAGAGTTACGACGATACCCCATGCACTTTGTCTATCAAACTGTAGTGGCTCAATATCACCGGTTCTCATTTTTATAGAAAACTATCTATAATTTTTTTGTCAGTTTTTATTTTCCGCCATAATCATAATATATCCTTTTCCTATAACATTCAGAACATAACTCCTCTTTACCACCAGAACTATATTTTATTTCTTTAAGAACATCAAACCATTACATTTATCACAAATAGCTCTTATATCTACAGTCTTTTCCTCCTTCTGAATCAACTTAACCAGATGGTCTTTTAATTCCTTCTTCTCTTACAGTGTCAGCTCTTTTACCATGGGATAAATCAGTCTCTCCATTTTCATAGATTCATTTCTATAAAATACTTTGTCAATTTTGAATGGGATAACAATAAATTTACACTTTCTTCTTCTTCTTGGGATATTTTATCGTTCCGAATAACGAGTCTGAGAGCCAAGATCCATAGTTGCAGTTGTAGAATTTGTGATGGAGTAGATGATGATCAACAGATGGCATATATTGAGAGTCTTTTACTCCTGAATGTGACCATACAAAATAAAATGATGCCAAACAAGTCCAGATAATAAAGCTCTCTTTAAAAATATATCCATCGAATAGATGGATAATAATTGGACCTATCATCAGATCAGGGAAAATATGAATTACCATTTCTAAAGGAGACATGTACATTGCAGTAGAAAAACATTCTCCTTCGATATCATGGTGTATTTTATGTACCCACTTATACAAAAATTTATTGTAATGACAATATCTATGAATACCATACATATAGAACTCTTGAAACAAATAAAAAATAGCAACTTGTGTAATTACCATTATGGTCTTATCTGTATTTTCCTTATTGAATGACATGTGCGGCAATGACCACAATATCATTTGTCTGAGCAGAAAGAAGTTAAATATCGAGACTACCACTTCTATAGGTTTGGTCTTTTTGGAGATACCTAGGCGGTGATAAAGCCAAACATGATAAGCAAATATCGCGACATCTATCCAAAATGTATTAAAGCTTCTCTGTAACTCAATCATTATTTTAGTATTATCCTTTTATTTATGTATTTTAAATACTTACTTAGCATCTTAAATAGATGTTAAGTTTTTTTAATATTCTGTATAGCTATATCAATTGATGAATTATTTTGAGTAAAATTTCTTTAAATGCTCATCTAGCTCGGCAAGATCCTTCAGCCATAGATCACCATGCCAAACATTCTTGAAGTATTCTATTTTCTTTCTAATTTCACCCAATTCTTTTCTGAGTTTTTCCAATTTATCTCTAGTGATACTTCCGATTGGAATCTTCAAAAAACTTTCATTTCCTTGATAAGGATAACCCTTCTGTTTCATATATGGAATAATTTGAGTCTTCTTGTCTCTATTCTTCAAGATTAACCTTTCCTCGACAACATCCATGACAAACATATACTTCAAAGTTACTTTCTTTAGCTTCTTTTCTAGGCTACTAATTTCATATTGTTTTCTCTTTTCATAAATCTCTAGTCTATTTGAGCACCATTGACATAAGATCTCAAACACATATTGAAACTTCTTAGGTTTTTCATCCCTATCGATCAGAGTCATATTACTAAGTGATATTTGTTCAACCAGTCTAAGTTTATCCAAGGTAGGAGCATACATTCCATTGATTTTGAATCCAACAAGGGGTGGAACTTCATACATGTCAAATGTTCTAAGGATGGCCTTCTCATTGTTTTCATTGTACATATCTTCATGTTTTCTGAGCCATTGTTTGTAATTTTCGATAGATTTCCCGACTGGTAGTTCAGTAATGAAAGTAGTATGTGCTTGATACCTAAATTCACCAATACTAAGAAAAACTTCATGAGGTTCTGCCTTGATTCTTCTGATCTCCCCTCTATAACCCTTCCAATAAGGAATAAGTTCAGGCTTCGAGCTAATATCTATCGTCAATTCTTCTTTAGGCATGTTTCGTTTTTCTCTGAGCTCTTCAATCCATTCTTTTACCCATTGAAGAACTTTGAACGGATCATGTGGTGGAATTTTTGTACTCCACCCAGTAGCGATTCCTTCAACTCTATTGACAATACACATAGGGATGATAGGGTACATTTCTTTTGGTTCAATTCGTTCACCCTCATCATAGAGATATTCCCACAAAGGTTCATCTTCTTTACGATAAACATAATAGGCAATTTGATCTAACTTACAGTAGAGATATCTCGCTGGGGATTTGTCCTTGCCTTTCTTTCTTCTAGTTCCATAATTTCCTTTCTTCTTCACCAGTGGCAAATTGTTAGGTCCAGTCAAATAGTCTTGACCCAATCCAATAATTGAATCATATAGAGCGACCTCACCATGATGGTATCCTGCATGCTCCATGACGTAACCTGCAAATTGGGGAACTTTGATAAAGTCTGCTCTATTACCTGAAATTCCTTTTGGCCATCTCTTGAACATACAATAAAGAACTTTTCTATGAACTGGTTTCATTCCATCCATTAATCTAGGAATTGATCTTTTGACTGCAGCCAACGAATATGCTCTGAACTCGTGTTGGAAAAAATCTGTGACTGGTCTAGGAGTTTTGATAACCGCTAATTCACTTTCATCGTAGTTAGAGATCCATTTCTTCCTATCATTAGCTCGTTTCTTTCCCTCCTCAAAAGCCAAACTCAAAACCGCATCAGTATGAGGATCTACTTCATAAGCAATAAGAATTGGAACTTGAAACAACTGCTGTAGAATTGGATCTTCGACATCCCAAGAACCTAATCCTTTGTAGTAGTCTATTCTCCATTTACTCAAATCCTCAATGTTATCTTGCCATTGAAGATATTGTCTATGATAATAAAAAGGGATCTTTTCATTTCCTTTCTTTGCTTCGACAACTGGAGTAAGAAGAGCTAGTGCAAACTGGAATGGTGCCAATGATCTAAGAAATTGATATACAAAGTTGAGTAGGAGACCTTGAATATGGTTTCCATCATCATCAGTATCGCACATGAAGATGATCTTTGCATATCTAAGTTTGTTAAAGTTTTCAGGTTTAGTATAATCTACGTCTTTTTCTGCACCTAAAATTTGCATGATATCAGAAATTTCTTTGTTCTTATTGATTCTATCCATCTTATGTCTATTGACGTTCATAACTACTCCTTGAAGTGGATAAACCCCATTGTAATTGATGCCTCCTGGAAAATATTTCAATCCAGATAAAGCTAGGGAACATCCAGTTTCTCCCTCAGTAAGAATCAAACTACACTTATGGGCTTCGCCTGGTTTTCCAGCAAATACTGCTTCATTTACTTTTCTAACTCTAACTTTTTGTTTCCTTTTCTCCCGTTGTTTCTTTGTCTGCATGTTGAAAACTTTTCTAAGTTCCTCGTCGAGTTCCCATTTAGTCACCTCTCTCTTCGTTTTCATTGGAATTCCAAGTGTCTTGGTTATGTTGATTTCTGTAGGCTTGATTAGTTTCCTCTTTATCTGACTTTCAAATTCTGGATTGATTACTTTCATTTTGAGTACCACCGATACATGGTGTTTGATATGCTTCAAAGTGACTGTTTTCTTATGTTTCTCTTTGTATACTCTCTTTAGTTCAGAGAAAATCTCATTGAGACAAGCATTGATATGAGTTCCTTGATGAACCGGAGTTCCATTAACAAATGCAGCAATGAATCCTTTTCCTGGTGTATCAGCTATGTAAATCTCATCATATCCATTTGCTCCTGACCATTTTACTGTATTTCTCAAAGGATCTGGTTCCAAATGATGCTCAAAGAATTTCTCTATTGTTGGAAATATAAAACTCATGCTATTAAATACAGTTTCTACATTGCAAGCATATGCCATTCCCATGGCTCTATAAAGATAAGCCTGATGTAATGATTCTAACCATCCGTTGAAATTTTGATCTCCATATAAATACTTGAAATCAGGAATGAAAGTAATCTGGGTAAATCCTTCGCCGTCATATTTCTCAATGAGGGGCTCTGAACACTGTTGCATTCCATTTTGCCATATCTGTTTATACAATAACTTTTGCACGGGATCTCCTACTATTAGACTAAATACAGAACTAAAAATATTAGTTAACTTAATCCCATAACCATTTCTACCAATTTTATATCTTGAGATACTATCGTCATAATTGTCTGAAGTTAGAAGAACACCAAAGATCATTTGAGGAACCCATATATTTTCTTTGTGGTGCATAACTACTGGGATATGCTTTCCATAATTTTTGATAGTCAAACTGTTTTCTGTCATCGCTATCTCTATTTTACCAGGATGAATATTTTCTAAACGTGATCTTTCAACATTATCTGTTGCATTATCAAATACCTCTTTGCATATACCTATTATAGCTGAGGAAATGGAGTCCATAGACAACTGGCAATGTATTTTTCCATCTTCATTCATCTTTGCAGTCCAAGTCTTTTCACGTGTAATACCTGCGGGAGAGCCGATATACATATCTGGGCGTAATCTTATCTGTGTAGCAAGAGCAAGTCTCTGATATTCTTCGCCACCAACCTGAGGAACAAATTGACTCATTTTTTATTTATTACATTCGGAAAAGAAATAATTTACTTTTAAAAAAATGTTCAAGAGTAGAAAAGATGTCTCTTACTAAAGAAGAATTGAAAGAAATTGTAACTGATTTCAATAAGATTGCTGATAGGGAGTCTGATAATAAGAAAAAGAGTAATTCTAAATTAGTTATAGGGGTTGTAGTTATCGCTTTATTGGCAGGTATAGCATTATGGTATTTCAAACAAAATAACGATAAGAAAAAGGCAGCCGCTGGAGCTGGTCAAAATTCAAACATTAACTTTAGCAACGAGTGACATATAGATTTTGACAAAATAGAGAAATTCTCTTCTGTAGTGGAAGAAAATAAACACAAGTAAAATAATCAAAATCTAAATAGAAATTTTTTTAAACAATAAACAAAAGCATGGATATATTGGATATCAAAACTCCTCTTAGTTCGAAAGAGATTGAGTCCATTTTTAAGGCAGTTAAAAAGCCAGATATTGTGGGAAACAAAATATTTCAAGATGTTTTAAGACGTATAGGAGCTTCCAGGATCAGTCAAATAAAAGGAGTGGAAGATGATCCTTTAGTAAAAACTGCTTATGAACAACATGAAATTAATGAAGAGACTAAAAGACGGAACATGTCATTGAAACTTACTGATATTGAGAGAAGACATCTTAACTTTCCTTCTGTTAGTAAGAAGGCATTGCCTAAACATTTCACTGAAGATGAAAAGATTGAACACATTAAGAAATGGGTTAAGACCTTACAAGATGAAATAGATGAAGTGTTTAATATTGAGGAAATCAAAGTTTCACAAAATGAAGTACATTTAACTGAAAAACAAATAGAAGATGCATTGGAATGTATTGATTACACTAGAGTCTATAGAGGAGATAAAACTAATGTTGTCATAGATCCGGATATTGCTGAATCTGCTGCAAAACAAGTCAAGAAACAGGCTAGAATGATGTTAAAGAGAGTGAAACTTAGGCCCGAAAGAATTTCAAGATTTATTGAATTATTCTGCCAGAGATTTGAGAGAGCACTAGCATTACCTGGAAAAAGAGTTGGAAATATTGCTGCCGCATCATTTGGAGAAGCTGCAACTCAGCAGTCTTTAAATACTTTTCATTTTGCTGGGGATAGAGGAGCAAGAAAACAGATCACTGGGTTTGCAGCATTTGAAACCATCATCGAAGTTAAGAATCCAAAGAGTCCTACCATGACCATTTTCACAAATGAGAGATTCACAGGAGATCAAATGAGACTTAGAATTCCATTTCTTCAAATGACAACATTAAGACAGGTTATAGAAAATCACAGAATATTCAAAGTGACACTTGAAACTCCTATTCCAAGATGGGAGCAAGTTTACAACGCAATCAATATGATTGACCCTAATATAGTTTATCCGACTGGTGATAGGAGAAATATCATCAAGCCTGAGCGAGTTTTAGAAATAAAACTCGATATTCAAGAGATGTTTTTTAGAAGATTGTCAATGGGACAAATAGCAAATGCGATTGAAGAAAGAAATCCTAAAGTTAGAGTTGTTACCTCAAATATGAGAGTAGGTTTGATATATATTTATTATGATGCTAGAGATATTGAACAGGAATCAGAAATTCCAGAGTTTGCAACGGAAGACCCATTTACTTTCTTTCTGAAGAATGCGTACTACCCGAAAATTTTGGATATCCAGTTGGGTGGCATATGGGGCATAGACCACACATATGTTAGATATTATGAAATAAAGAAAGCTATTGACTTTTCGGCTAGTTTCATTAAAAATGGTAGAGTAACATTAGTTTTTAAAGAAGAAGAGGTATATCTATGGGCATTGACAAATAATGTAGTTTCAAACTTTCTGGTAAAGAGATTAACTAGGTTTCTGAAGAAAGGAGGCGATTTAGCTTTCGATCAAACTAATGTAGAAGAGCATGAATATTCATTTAACATAGGCGATCTCCAATGGTATGATTATGAAACAAATGAGTTTAAGCCATTTACTTATAAAGATATTAAAGATGCTCTACTAGCAAACCCAAGAATTCCTATTTATGAGCTATTGGATTTTACCAAGGATCCAGTTGGTAGAAGTGAAAATGGTAAGTTCACAGTATTAAGGTTTGATAAGAAGAAACTCGACGATTTAGGATTCGAGTTAAGTAAGATTTCAAATTCATTAGGAAGCATCTTCAAGGCTGTGTCCAAAATGAATTTACAAACTAGTGAAATTTATTTAGATAAAGTCCAGAAAGATGGACAAGATGCTCCAGTTGGCTATATGATTGGTCAGTTGAAAGAAATATTGGAAGTTTCTGATACATTAGAACAGAACTCAGTGAAATGGTATTATGATGTTGAGGGATCAAATCTAGATGAGGTATTTGCTCACCCACTTGTTGACTGTATTCACAGCAGAACAAACAACATCATTGAAACATTTAGATCATTAGGGGCTGAAGCATGTAGATCTATTCTTCTACAAGAAATCACAGCAAATGTTTCATCTGGAATGAATCCGATTCATATAGATTTATTGGCCGATTCACTTGTTGCTAGAGCAATTGGAGATAAACCTCTCTCACAAAATAGACATGGTTTGAAGGCGGGTGGGAGAGAATTCTTAGCTAGAGCAGGATTCGAAGAGATCACCAAAGTCTTTGTACGATCAGGTATGGGACAAGTGGATAACTTAGAAAGTCTATCATCACAGATTATGTTAGGAATGTTGAAGTCGACGGGTGGTTTAACTGAAACAGACAAAGAAGTTATCTTTAAGGATAGTGAAGTATTCAAATTTGACTTTCCAGAGAAGCAGATTGGCCATACTATCAAAATAGACAAACCTACTACCAAACTAACTGGAAGTGTGACTAAAGTCGTCAAACCTAAGAAACAAAAGAAGAGAGTTAGAGTGGGTAGGCGACGAGAAAAGAAGAAATAGTAATCAAATGAAAACATCAGAGTCATTTATTAAAAAACACAATTTGATAATGTGTTATTATCAAAGATCATTGCAACAAATAAATGAAATAAACAAATAAAAATTCAATTAAAAGATACAAACATGTTGAATAACAAAAAAGGAAGACGTGGATATTTGCCAAATAAACATGTACCTATTCCTGTCAGAGAGAAGAAGAAACATGTTTATGAGGAAAAATGGGCTGGTATCAAAAGAGACCCAGTTCGTGTTGATCAAGCAATAAAAGATAACTACAATCCAGATGAATATACTACTGATGTCCCTTGGGGTTATGATCCATTTGCTGGGGATCAAGTTGCATTGCAGAAGAAAGTCTTATTTCGACCAAAGAAAGAGCATTTGGCAATGGAGAATAAAATAAAGAGAAAGAATGTTCACATGTCTTCTGGTATTTCTGGAGAAGTTAGAATAAAGCCACCGGTGAGATTTCTCTCTAAGAATTCAACCGTTATTCCCATATCGACAAATCCAATAGGTAATACTCAAGTACAACATGAAAAACCTAAATTAGAAAAACGAGGAAATATTGTACAGATGCAGAGCGGAATAGAATCTCAATATAAGGAGAAAAATGCAGTGTATGCAAATAAAAATAATAGAAAGAAACAAGAAACTCCTATTCGACAGACAGATGCAAATCAAGAATTGCAATTTATTCCTGTATTTGCATCTAATGCGACATCTTTGCATAACAAGAAGAAACAATCAAAATCTGAAAGAGAAACTCGAGTAAGATTTGCAGATGTTGCTACTAAACAGGATGGAATGAATGTTAAATCTAACAAAAAGAAAACTAGAGATGTGAATATCGGAGCAAGTGTGATTATTTATGATGTAAGCTCAGTAAATACTGCACGAGTTGAATCATATCAACGGCGAAGAAGACAACAAAAAATAGATGCTATCAATGCTAATCAGAACTATCAAGGTAATGTTGTTCACAATAAACAAATAAAATCATCTAAGAGGAATATTCCTCAAGTTCCACAACAAACAGACAGACTTCTCACGCAAGTTCAAGGTGAGGCAGAGAAAATAAACAATAGAAACATCAAGAAACAGCGTGAAAAAGAAAATGGCTACATCACTGCTCCACGGTTTAGTGCGAGTAATTCTGATAATAATTATGGAATGGTCTCGAATAAAAGAAATTCTAGAAAACAAAGAGATGATGAACTAATCGTGGCCAATTCTGATTTATCTATAAATAGTGAAAATAATTTCATTGAGAAGAAAGGTGTCCGCCGCCAAAACGATGTAAATAGTATAGTTACTGATCCTAATTACATTGTAGATGGAAGAGATCCTAACAAACTACAAAGTAGTAAATTCACAATAAAGAAACAATCATCCCCAAATACATATATCAATACTAGAGCTATGGAAGGTGATAGTAAAATTAGAGTGAGACAAGCAGTGGAAAAGGTAAATAATAGAAGGAATAATGTGAAACCTCTTGTTACAGAAGCTAATTTTTATGCTGAAACAAAATCTAAAGTCAAACTCAATAAACCTAAAAGACAACAAGATGTAATTTCACAGGTTGCGACGAATACACGGGAAATAATAGAATCTAACAATTATGACAAATCTAAAGTTAAAACCAAAAGACAACAAGATGCAATATCACAGGTTGCAACGAATACACAAGAAGTAATAGACTCTAACAATTATGACAAATCTAAAGTTAAAACCAAAAGACAACAAGATGTAATATCACAGGTCGCAACGAATACACGGGAAATAACAGAAATTAACAATCGTGACAAATCTAAAGTTAAAACAAAACAAGTTGCTAAACATGGTGCTATTCTTACTGGATATGTTATAGAAGTAAGAGACGATAATCCGGAAAATACTGGAATTGAAGCAAATAAGAGACAGAGAATACCAACAATAACACCAACAATTCAGACTGGGAGCAACAAGCCTATCAAAAGGCTAATTAGAAAGAAGAAAAGATGATTTGAAATGTCCTAACTAAGTCAATATTAAAACAATATTGACAGAAAATGAAATCTTAAAAGAATTAAAAACAATTAAATAAAAGATACTTGATAATGTCATTTAAGTTTGATATGTTTGATTGGCCGGAGAAAGAGGAATTGACAGATGAGCAAAAGAGAGTCAAAGAATCTGTAATTATTTTAAGCAGTAAAGATGTTTTCACTGAAAACGCGGAGTTGAGATTTGTTGTAGGAAGCAAAGAAAGACATACTCGTCCAGGTAAAGGTACATATGAAAAGAACGTAAAGAAGGTAGATTTCACTGAGTTGAATAGAATATATAATTGGAGAAGAATAATGGCTGATGATTTTGAAGGAGATATGAGATATGAGACATCATTTACATTAGATGGACACGAGTGGCAGACAGTCTCTCACTATATGCTAGCGATGCTCTACATCAATTCACCTGAGTTTATGATATTGTTTTCGTTAGATTCTAAAGAGAGAGGAGATGGATTTTGGGGTAGTGTTGAAGCAGCAATGGATGGACATTTAGATAATATAAGGCGGGGAACATTTCCTATTGATACAGAATATGCAGATAAATCGATGAAGTATTTACTATCTGCATATTTAGCTAAATTTACACAAAATCCAATTGCAAAGAAAGTTCTTCTACTAACAGGAAATGCTATCATAGCAAAAAGAGGTGGATCACATGGGATCACTGAAATAAATGCTTATTCGCAAATTAGAGATATAATCAGAAAAAGTCCAAAAATGGTATACAAAGGAGTTGGATTAATAGAACAAGAAATCGAAGTAATACCAACTATTGATTCTCCTTTAGACTTGAATTCGAAGATTTTAGGGATTCCAAAAGATCTAGTTAATATTGATTTCGAGACATTGGATGTTGAGGAACAATCATGTATTATATATGCTGCTATTGGTGTTTATCAGTTAAATGTAGAAAACTTAGTCGAATCACTTGGTCAATTTAATATAGTGGAAAGAAATGTTTTTGGACTCGAAATGATAACGTATGATTCTAACGAAAAGATATTTATAGCTTTACAGAAGAATGCAACATCGATTCAGAATAAGTATTTGACTTTTGAAGCAGATGTTGGGGTGAATATAACAATTTATATTGAAATATTTGAAAATGGTTTTGGTATCTTTATTTTATCTTCTGTAATTGATAACAATATCCTCACATTCCTCAAAGCGTTAACTAAAATTTCATAGGGTTCTTAACAAATCCGTGGTGAAAAAAGATGCTTTTTTCAGTTTTTAGATCAATGTTGATCTAAAAACAGAGTGTAAATGATGTCAAAAAGAACGAAAGAACCCGTTCATAAAATATTTTACATTTGCAGTAAATTCATTCCGGACGAGGATTGGTCGGAGTTTCTAAAAGATTGTTCATTTGGTAAGTTTCCTCGGGGTGTAAGGTTTGAAAACAATACGATAAAATGTACAAGGAAGAAGCAACAATTTTCTGAGTCATTACCTAAAGATTCAGAAAAAGCTCTTGAAGTCATTCTCACAATCTTCCGAGATAAATTAGGAATCAAAACTAAAAGAGAAAAGAAAAGTGCATCGGAAGTGTTTGAAAGAAAACGCGTGCTACTTAACATATCTGATTGGAAGCATATAAAGAAAGCGACGGTAAAACAATCTATAGTTAGACATTTTGCTGAAAGATTTGCACAAGAAAATTTTTTAAGTTATGATGAACATCGAGAATTGATCATTTTACTAGAATTAGGTCTCTCAACCAAAACGATCAAACCTGAACATATTATTATGGAAGGCGGTATCATAGTTGAGATCACAATTTTAAATTTTGATTACCATACTAGGCGATTATCAATATCAGGCGAACCATACAGTCCTGCACGTACGACTACACGGGTTCCTATATACATGAAGCCAGTCGCGCAGGAAAACTATCATGAATACTTTAAAATTATATTAGAATATCACAAAAATAAGCTCGCGGTATGTAAATAATCTTATCGTATACATTATATACGATAATCCAATTAACGAAAAGAATATCTGTTATTCTTGTTTGTTATTGTTCTGTTGGTTTGAATTTCCATCGATCATTTTCTTGACTTCATTTGCTGCTTTAAATACATCGTTGATTCCCCAACCGTTTTCCTTCTGTTTTGTTTTCCTTGGTGCAATGACGCCTGCTTCTAGGAAGATATATCCTATAATACAGAGCATGCAAGTCACATCTATCATATTGTAGATAAAACCGAAAAATCCCATCTTGAACTACGTTTATTTTTACTTACTTATTTTATATTTATATGATAAATGAAACAATTTTATTTTCAAGAGTCTTGATAACAATTATAGATCCAGGCAGGATCTATAAACATATTTAACTAATTTAATGTAATTTTATTACAATTTTATCTTCACTATATTAAAAATGAATAAGATTTTCAAGAAAAGGATTGAAACAAGAAATAAAAAAGAATCTTCATTGCTGAGAGGACTCAAACTATGTTATTATGTAGCAGAGAAATCAAACATGTCACGTGAAGACCTACCCGATAAACTAAAAGATATAAATATAGATGCATCTAAGATTCATATGCAAAGAGACTTTACTAATGCAGAATTGATGGATGCTGTTTTCTGTATGTTCGATACTACATTTTATTTAACTTCCGATGGACTCCCCAACGCCAACAAAGATATTAGACAATTTCTCAGTAGATTACATAAAAGCGAGCATGGTCATGTGTCAACGAGTAAGAAGGAGACAGATTTGTTTATGATCAAGAGTTCAGAAGATGATGAAAATTTGCTTCATGAATTTTTTGTAGCATCACTATTTATAAATAGACTTAGAATATTTGTTCCTAACTTCGCCTATGTTTTTGGTGGATTCAAACTTAGTACTCCATGTAGTAGCGTGTCAAACATGAGAGAATGTAAAGTTGGGAAATTATGTCCATGTGATACTGATAGGAAGATAGACTATTTGTTGTATGAAAAGATAGACGGCGTAGCATTAGGTGTAGCACTAAGATCATGTACTTTAGAAGAATTTCTTTCATGGATGACTCAAATTTTTTTAGCACTAGAGATGTCAGTTATTCAATTTGGATTTACCCATTACAATCTTCATACCGATAATGTGTATGTTAGAACAATAAAGAGAGATTCCAATTGGGCATGGGTTAGAAATCATCATGGAACAGATATTGATGCCCCAAGAGGAAAATACTATTATATTCCATACTTTCATCAGAATAGAGTCTATTTTATCAAAGCAAGTTCAGTTGCAACTATTTGGAATTATGAGTTTTCACACGTTAAATATCACATTAGGCAAAAAGAGTTAGAAGATGAAAGAAAAGTTAACACGTCAGAACACTATGGTGCAATCGGATTCAGTGAACTAGGAATATTTGAAAATGAGGCTAGACCATTCTACGATATCTACAAAATAATGATGTGGAGCTTAAGAATCTTGATGAAATATAATAAGGGTGTATTCGCTGAAGCAAGAAAAATATCTAAATTCTTTGGATACGAATACCAATATCAGCTAATCAATGCGTTAAATCAAGAAGAAAAATTAGGATATATGTATAATACGACTGTTTCTAACTTAGAGAGAACAAGATCTATCGGTGATGTTTTATACTTTATGAAAACAGAATTTTCAGAGATGGAAGGTATTATGATCGACAAGTCTAAGTTTAATGAAAATACACAAGTATTATGCACTGAAGCTTTTTGTCCAGCTACTGGATTCAATGTAGATGTATTGACTGGTCCAGATTCACTCAATTTATTTGGCAATCTGAAAGATGTCATGGAAAGATACCGGGGATTACAGAAAAGAGATCGTGAAATTCAACGATTGTGTACAGAAAATGACGAGGAATGTCAGGTTTCAGCAAATGAGCTAGAAGAATTCAGAAAAATCATAGAGAGAAATAAATATGAATTTAGAAGAAGAGAACTTAAGATTATAGAGGGATTGACTAAAGAAATCAATCTTCTAATTGCTGAAAATGATATAGATTTGAGTAAATATATGAAAGATGGCAAGTATAAGATACCTCCTAAACTATTGGTTTTTATGTTTAGAAATAATAAAATGGCCAAGATGAAGACCAAACTTCTTGATGAGAGATTGTATGTCCTAGCTGATTTTGATCAAGAGTTTAACATCAAAGAGGAAATACCATCTAAAATCAAAGAAATTACTAAATCAATAGTGAATGAGCTACTAAGTAGTTTATCAGATGAACAGATAAAAGAATTAGTGGAAACTAGTATGTAGTTGTTTAGATTTATTGATTATGTTTCATTAGTTATAAGTTTTACTATTAAATTCCCTTTAATAAATATAATATTATATTTATTAAACTTACAAATAATGTAGGCGTCGTAATATGGATACATTGTTTTTGGCCAAAATTTTAAAAACAATTTTGTAAAAATTTTTTAGAAAAAGAAGAAAAGAGTTAGAGGATTTTTACTTTTAACAATAACTACCATATAATATGTTGTCAACATTTGATTTTGGATCGATTCTCCAGACGGTTGAGCAAAACAATAGTCAGATTCCTCAAAATGTCTCTCAGAGCACTCCACAACAGTCTACCTTCGTCTTCTTTCATTCTGAAAAAGAAGAACAAACAGGATTTTTATCTAACTGGTATCCTTGCAACTTTCAAGGAACCGCAAGTGGACAGAAATTTTGTATGGTCGAGCAGTATATGATGGCAAGAAAGGCCAGGGCCATGGGAGATAAGGAAGCAGAGAAGAAGATTATGGAGTATACTTCCGATTCTTTTGTCGTGAATGGGCAAGTTGATTGGAATGCCATTCACAAGACCACTGGAGAGATCAAGGCCCTGGGAAGGGAGGTGAAGAACTTCAAGCAGGAGGTTTGGGACAAGCACAAATTTACCATTGTTAAAACGGCTTTGATTTACAAATTTGCTCAGAACGAGTATCTTAGAAATATGCTATTTGCGACAGGAGATGCGGTACTCGTTGAGACCTCTCTCAATGACAGAGTTTGGGGAATTGGATTTGCTGCTCAAGATGCCTTGGCCAATGTCAAGCAGTGGGGGGAGAACCTCCTTGGTAAGGCTTTGATGGGAGTCAGGACTCAACTGAAGTCTGGAATTCCTGATTGGGCGTGGAAAGTTGAGGTCAAACCAACATCTTCTTTCAGATGCTATCAAGAGATCCGCGAAATCATCAAGGCCAATGAGAACACAAACAATATCGATAATGAGATAAATCTTGGTGTTATTGATACTGAGAAGACCAATGAATTAGATGAGCTCATCGAAGAAGATGTTGAAGAAGATGATAGAGATACCATCGAGGAAGTTATTGAAGAGAAGAAGGAGGAAGTTAAGGTGAAGGAATAAAAAACACTATATAGTTTTAAAAAACTTACACCAGTAAGGTGGTGTAAGTAAAGGTGATTTAACAAACTATATGATATAATAAAAATGGATGGTGAGATGGAAAAATATCGATAAGGTTCTAAAGCGGATAACTGAGTGTATTATTAAAAGAATATACCTCAGATATAGGAAGATGATCCTCAACTATCTAGATTTTGGATAGTGAGTATTTTCCACGATGAATTGGAAAAAGAAGCAATCGTAAGTAATAAAATTGAAAGACTGATAACTAATTCAACATGCTATTATTTCATATCTACATGGACAATAATCGAAATATCCCCACAACCAGACAATCCTAAATTAGATTAAAAATTGACATTTGTTTTCAAAGTAGAATAAATATAAAAGTAAGTAAACTTATAATACTTTATATAAAATGAGTATATTGAGAAAACCTAAAAATGTTTTGTCTTTGACCAAAACAGGTAATAGATGGAATGTTCTCATTAGACAAGGAGATAATAGGCTATTAGAACGTTGGGAACATAATGAACTAATTATCATTTATGCCTTTGGCAATGCTGGAATTTCATTTACTGCAAAGGCACATAAAGAAATTAGTCAAAAACTGTATCCGAAGAAAAATCTAATTATCAAATGTAGACCTACCATATGTAAGGGAAGCGTTGTTATCCGAGGAGGATTTATGACTGTCGATGAGCCTGGATTTTCCATAATCAAAGTCAAAGATGGCAAAATATCAAATTCTAAGATGACAGCATCAGACTTGAAAGAATGGTACCATAGAGAAAAAGATACCATTCTTTTTCCAAGAGTTACCAAACCGACTATACTCAATTTAACATAGAAATCTCATAAAATAATACTTATTATAGTATTATTTATTGTTTTTCCACATTATACCGCACTATATGATGGATACAAACCTTGACTTGGTGGGATAAATGATGGAATGTCTCCTCTTCTTCTAGTAGTTAATGCAACGATAATAATAATAATTATAACTATTGCGGTAATTACTGCAATGATGATCAGTAGTGTTGTTGTACTAATCGCTGATGTAGGTGATGTTGGTGTACCACTACCTGTATCTAGAGCAGAACATTCAACTAATTGTGGAACACCATTTGCATCCGATTGGAAACAATTCACTGGACCTCCACAGTTCTGATCAAAATTTATATTTCCTATTGTTGATTCAACTCCCGTAATTGAAATATCAGATACGACACATTGACATCCTCCTGTGCCGCCTGGACAATTTGAACAAGCTTGAGCAAAATTGATGTCGCCAACAGTAGTGTTCTTTAACAGTTCAATCTTAACATCATCGATTACACATATTGTTTGGCCGCACTGTAATGTTTGAAATTGGTTAGCAGGATCTCTCGGTTTCACGGCACTTTGTAAAGTACATGCTGGATCGCAAATTTTCTGAACACCAAAACTTCCAGTATATTTATCATACTCAAGGTCAGACATAAAACATCCACATAATTTACCAAGATTAGGATTTTCTTTCAAATCTGCTCTGGTATAACCAGCGCATACCTGTCCTAAAACAGCATCACATCCACCAGGATAATTTTGACACACGTCCACTAATACTTCAATATGTGGATCAAAAATAAGACTTCCTTGTTGAGGATAAGTGATTGGATTAGCGTCAGTAAGTAAATATCGTCTAACATAAGCATCAGTTGCTGGAACATACTGAACTTGGTTTCCAACATTTAGTTCCACATATCGCCTGCAAGTTGAAGTAAAAGCATCACCGGTCCACTTGGTTTTGTAGTTATCTCCAAAAAGGTCATCAGTACTACAAAAATTACTCATAACATTTATACAGAGAGGGTTATTAAAGTCACTGACCGAAGCACATTCAGAGGGTAATGGGGTTGCCATACTTCGTTATTATATTCTTATTATCTTAATTGAGTTTTATTTGGTTCAAAAAATATAAAACATAAAAATAATTGAAAGAAGATAACGCCAGGAGAAAGAAATAATAAATTGATAGATGGTAAATCCAAATTCAAGAGTTTTTGTAATAGTAGGTGTTATTATTATAATAACAGTGATTGTATTAGTGACGTTGGTATTACTCCGATCTGAATCATCAACTACACCAACTAGTGATACTCAAACATTATGCACGCTATTACCATTTCCTCAAAATATTCAAGGAGCTGCCCAGGGAATATCAAAAATAAGATTGATATGGGATTCAGTTACAGGTGCTGCTAGGTATCGTATTTTTGTTGGTACGGTTCCGGGGTTTACAACGGCTAATGCTTTGACAACTGAATTAGCCAATGTAAATCAAATAACAATTGGAGGACTAATTTCTGGAAGAGATTATTTTATCAGAATAGAAACATTAAATCAATGTAATTTGCCTGGGCAACTATCTCCAGAAGTTAAAATTACTCTTGGATTTCCGAGTGAGTTTGTAATAGCAAATAAGATCAATCCTGATATAGTATTTGGAACATTCAATGGATCAACATCAATTGTTACATTGGAAACAAATTGCGTTGGCGATGATGAATATTGCTACTGGATACATAACAATGTAGATAAAACAATCAGACCAAAGTTTGATACGACTAGATGTTTGATATCCAGAGATGATGGGATGAATCCAGATGAAATAGGTATCGATCTATGTATAGCTATAACTCAAGATAAGAAACAGTGGGAATTTGATGAAGATTTAGGATCATTATGTCATCCTCAACCAACCGGTGGATTCGCATGTATAAAAACAGATACGATAGGCCCTGGACAATCAATGTATATAAACAATTTTGATGGAACAAATACAATGCAATGGGATATAATCGGAATTTAATTATGATGTCAATAGCAAATTTTAATTTTACACAAAAATGTGTAAAAAAAAAGACAGGATAAAATGGAAGAAGATGCGGTTGTTGACATTTTGAAGAGATCTAGTTATCTTGGTGGGCAAGTTGAGTTCAAGATTTTTGCTGCATTGATTAAAAAATCTGGTCTTAGTTACCAATTAACTAAATTGATAGACGGCGCGAAACCAGTTATCATCTTAGCGCCAATAGATTCTGCATTTCTTGCATTGAAAGATGGCGCTAATGCATTTGTTGATTTAACAGAAGAGCAAATAGCTCAATTTATCAAATTACATATTTCTGGTAAAGTTGTGGGTGACAAATTAATCAATTTAGTTGGACTCGAATATGATGTGGATTCAGTAAATGATACAATTGCTGGAATCAAAACTATTGGAACTCCAATAGAAATTGGTCAAATTGGTATTATTCCGATTGTCGAATTCATGTCAACACCAAAATTAAATGAATTAATTAAAAACAGATTTAGCGCAGAAGATGGAATCTTACGTTTAACAAGAGATCCATTATTCAAAATTATTCAGTTGATTAGTTACAAAGATCTGGTCGGTTTATGTTCCGCCAACATGCAGTTCAGACAATTTTGCCAAAAAGAAGAATTTAACATTTGGAACTATCTACTGAAAAGAGATTACGGATTTACTGTGGATAAACAGGCCCCATATAGTCCAAAAGAGAAATACATTTCTATGTCAAGGGAAAGATTTAAATGGCAAAAATATGATGGCGCATTTCGCGTAGGGAGCCCGCGAAACATCGATATATTAATTGATTGTACGGATTATTCGAAGAAGGAGGTGATTGAAATGTTGTGGGATATAGAAATCTATATGAAACTTAAAATTATTTTGACAAAAGATAAAAATCTCTTGGTTGTCAATACAAAATATCCCAATGAGTTTATATCTTTAAAGCCGGTGTTGGAACAACCAGAAGTAGAAAAATCGATAGATTTATATTATGATCATGTATATCCAGAAGTGTTTCTATGGTTATTCAGAGAAAAGATCAAAAGCATAGACCCTAAAGTGTTTCGAGATGAAAATTTTTATCCCAAAATTGGTATGATACAAGCTGGAGCTCCGGGAGGGGAGTTTCAAATAAATCAGCAAATGTTTAATTTGGGCCAACGGCAACGTAATGTCGATAATCAAAATAAACCGATTTTATTAAATGATCCGCCAGTAAGTATTAAAGATGTAGTGACCAGGGATATATTTACTATAATATTTGTCGATGCAAAATGGGTAGATGAACGATTATCACTAACACAACTATCTTTGCGAAAATTATTTAACAAAGTAAGTAGGATGCGAGTTCCCGAATCAACATCAGACGTAAATGAAAGATTTAAATCTATTTACGGGGAAATGGAAATATTTCAAATATGTCAGTTGCTTTATTTATTACTCTTCTTACGTGATTATTGAATCCGCTAATTAACAAAATTTTACATGAATATTTATGTAAAAACAAAAAGATAATGGTTCAGATAAGTGCAACACTGGTTGCTCTTACAATATTTCTTGTAATAGTCGTTCTAGTGGTATTATTATATTTTCTTTTTGTTAGGACTGACCCATTGGTTGCAGCCACCACCGGTCCTGGTTGTTTGAATCCGCCAGCTCCTCCAACTAATGTTCTTATTTCTAATCCCCTTGCTGATATAGTTGCAGTTTCTTGGGATGCTATTCCTACTGCATCAACATATAGAATATATCTAGATAAGAATCCAGGATTTTTAATTAGAGATGCCGAACAAGTTCGATCATCGGAATTGACTTCATCAAGTTTTGGGAATTTAGAAACTGGATTTACTTATTATGTAAAAGTTACTTCCTTCAACGCGTGCGGAGAATCATCTCCTTCAAATGAAGTTTCGACTCTGATTCCATATGTATGGCCAGAAAGATTTCAGATAATAAATGCAGATGATGCGACTTTAGATTTAGTTAGATTAGATGAACTTGTCCCCAACCCTGAAAGAATTATTATAAACGAAAACTGTTTTCCACCAACATGTTGGTGGAATTTTAATGAAGTTGATCAAACTATTAGATTGACTATAAACAACGATAAATGCTTAACTCGAGATGGCGATCAGTTATGGGGTAGGGATTGTATATCATCTGATTTAGATCAAAGACAATGGATATATGATCCAGCTCAAAAGTCTATATGTCTACTTTCTAATAGCAATGTATGTATTAGACTTGAAGACAATTTCTTCATAGAAGGATTCATAACTGTAGGGCCCTATACTGGAAATCTACTCAGCAAATGGGATTTATTAGAAGTTTAATTTTTAATAATAATTAAAATAATAAAATAGATAAGATGGCCGAACAATTGACTTCGAGAGATTTCTATTCTACACCCAATACAACTGCCTTGACGGTAGCGTGGACGATATTCTTGGTCATAGTAATAGTTACGGTATTTATAATAATTATAAGATGGATTTCCAACATGTCTGCATCGACTGGTTGTGGAACTGCGCCAATACCACCCTCTAATATAACAGTTCAAATTGTAACTGGAACCAGATTTGATGTTTCTTGGACTGCAGTCCAAGAAGCTACATCATATACAGTATATGTAGGACAATCTCCAGGATTTACTAGAACACAATCAATAAACGTATCCAACTCTGTTGAAACAACTGCTCAAATTATAGGACTTGCCCTTAATGAGTCTTATTTCATTAAGGTGACGGCACTAAATGCATGTGGAGAATCTGAAAATTCTGCAGAAATAGCCTTCGATTTCAATTAAGTTACAAACAATATAAATGATAGAAAACTGAATTTTTAATCAAATTCAATTAAAAAGTAAAAATGATCGAAGAAGGTTTTGGGGATGATAATAGTTTTGTTATGAATCCCGATGATTTCCCTAGTTTGTCGCAAAAGCCAAAACCATTCTTCATCACTTCTGATGACCCATGCATACTTGAGAAAGGTAAAAGAACAATAGTCCATCTTGAAAATAAGTCCAGGATTAAAGTATCTAGAACCCAAGTTTACACTGGAGAAAGTAGAAAAGATGGCCTTTCTATACTGTTGTCTATGAAAATGGTTTACAAACTTTTGATCAACTCCATTATCACTAAACGCCAAGCCATTGATTATGCCAAAATGCTAAGTCCCAATTCTATGCCGGCCAAATCAACAGAGAACGATATCACATCCACATTGAAATTGTGGGCAGACTGTGCAACCAAATCTGGAATCCCATAAGATCAACTCAAGAGCCCTAATATAACAAATAATTATTGAAACAAAAATTTGTTTCAATTTAAAATGGTAATTGACTATCCAAAATGGGGACTTTTATGTATTTGTAACCAACCAAACTTTATATTTTTGATAGACGGTGTTTCTATATCAAAAACAAACATATAATCTTCCAATGATCCATCCATTGCCAATTTGAATCTTTTTAGATACTCTTGCTTGGAATGCGTCATAAGGCTTATCTGTTCACAGATTCCTCCATACGTCCCACCATATATAAGTTCATTATCGTTAATAATCCACATCCAAAGATGACTTTCATTACCATTATATTCTAAATAATAGACCCCATTTGGTAATTTGTTAAAGTTATAGTCATTGAATTCTTTTAGACTTTTAATTTCTATTAGAGGAGGTGTTGAATTTATATTTTCATCATTCATCCACATCTGAAAATATGATTGACCTGTCCAACAAGCAGACGCTAATTCTTCTATCGTTTCATATTTAATAAATTCTTCAATTTCAACCCTTTTATCTCGAGATAATGAAAATGCTTTTAATCCACCCATTATTCCTCATTTTCCAGCAATAATAACTATTTCTTTAGCCCACTTTACCGGTTTAATTTCTTCATTCATTTTTGTTAATGTAAAATTAAACTAATACTAAAAATGGTCGTGATAATAAAGAAAGATAGTGAATATTTGAATGTGAGGATCATTGTGATATTTACTATTTTAGTTGTTATTGCTGTGATAGTTATTTTATTATGGATATATGTTATTAATCCATATATACAGAGTTTAAGTGGAGATGGAACTACCCCGGGTGTTGAATGTATATCTCCACCAGGAATTCCTATCGGACTACAAACATCAGTATCAGGAAATAGCGTTGAAGTTTCATGGCAACCAAATCAATTAACCGACAGTTACAAACTTTATGTTTCAAGTATCGATGGATTTTCTCCCGGCACAGCTGAAAGAACTATAAGTATTACAGATACTACATATAATGTAATCAACTTATTGCCGATTCCATACTTCTTTCGTTTATCTGCTGTAAATTCGTGTGGCGAATCAAATGTTACTGCACAAGTTTCTGCAACAGTAACAACATGGGCAGATAAGGTAAAAGTATGTAAAGCCGATGCTCCCAACTTATGTCTATTACTTCCACATGTGTTGACACAAAATGCCAGAGTTTCATTAGCTTGTCCCAATGACGAATGCGATTTAAGTTATCCAAATCAAACTAATATAACTTGTTCATGTCCTGGTTCTACTTTTTGCCTGCAAGAATCTCCTGGTTTGGGAATTCCAGTTGAAGAAGTAGTTCAAGTTCAAAATTGTGATATGGGATCTGATCAAGAATGGGATATAGATTTAGCAGCAGGGAGAATAGTTAGCAATGGTGGTTTTTGTTTAGGTGCAGATAATGTTCCTGAATCATTTGCATTCGATACAGATTGTAGTTTAATTACGCCCACTGATTCTAGGTATCTGTGGACGATTCAACCAATCCAATAACCATATATTTTATTATAATACTTGTTTTGTATTATATTACTCATACTTTCTGTATTATTACGTCATAGGTTCTATTTACATCTATTTTGATAAAAGACATCACATTTAGATTAGGCATGTGAACCCACGTGTCTTGTTGTACAATCACATATACTCTTTCACTTAATAACCACTTCTTCATTTCCACAAGTTTACGTGATGCCTCATTTACACTACTATAATCTCCATCATGTATTTTTATTGTGTTAATTGGATTTTCAATATCTATGTTCATAGAATAAATGGTATACAATATTTTGGATTCTAATTTTCTCTTCTTAGATAATTCAGGTGTTTTATCTGAATTTTCATTATCCCCACTGTCAATATCTTCGTCAGAAAAATAGTCAATACTTAATGCTTTTTCATATAAACATCCACCTTCGTCCATGTGACCCTCTTGATTCGCTATATCATTCAGACAACCCCAACATGTTTTCTTAGAATCATTCACTTCTGTAATAATTATTTCCTGTGACATTTTTATTTTTGTTTATTCAACAATGATTTAAATTCATTTTAATAAAAATAAGGGCAGAGATATAAAAATGGTTGATGTCGCCATCAACAAGAATAGACAGTTATATATTATAGCGATAATTATAATAGTTTTAATACTTGTATTGATAATTATAATAGCTTGGAGACTATTCACGATAGGTGCTCAACAAGCTCAGGTACAATTAGAATGTGTTACTGATTTGGATTGTCCAGGGACCAACATTTGTCAAAATGGAGTTTGTATAGATGAATGTAGGTTAGACTCAGAGTGTCAACAGGGATGGGAGTGTGTCGGTGGAACATGTTCACCAGGTTGCCAGATAGATACTGATTGTCCTACAGATTGGACTTGCGAAAATGGAGCATGTACTCCTGAGTGCATCAAAGATAATGATTGCATAAATGGTCAAACATGCAATCTTGGAGTTTGTCAAGCTATAGTGATAGGATGCAGTCTTATTGAAATACCTAACGGATTAACTGGAGCAGCTACAGACACGGATGAAATAACGGTTAGTTGGAATCAATCAAACAACGCAACAGGATATATTGTATATTTGGGTACATTTTCTGGATTTAATCCTGGAGATGCGATCCAAACCCAATTAAAAGTAGAACCTGATAGAATTGCTATTTTTAACGGTTTAAGCCCTGGAACTTATTATGTTCGTGTTTCAGCAACCAATGTAACATGTTCTGGAACAGATTTATCAGATGAATTACTAGTAGAAGTTCCATTGCCTCCAATTTTCAAATTATGCCTAAGAAGCAACAATACATTATGTTTGAAGGATACATACGATGGAATGACCGGAAAAGTATCATTGGAATCATCTGGTGCAACGAATTTTGAATTTCATACTGCAATGAGTGGAAATCATTTAAGATCTATAGATTCACCCCAAAATGGTGATGATAGCAATGGAATAGTTTGTTTTCAAGATGATGGTGTTCCTGATCCTCATGATACCTTGCCCGGAAATAGCTGTGAATACTGGACATATGATATTACAACAGGATATATGATATCTAATTGTAATAACTATCTCACTGTGACAAATACTACTGTTGGATCTCCATTGGCGGGTATAACTAACAGTCCAGAAGGTAATAAAAGTAAGTGGGATCTCATTCCATAATGATAGTTAATAGATGAACAAATGTAAAATATAACATCTAATGTGGATGTTATAAAAATGACTGAGATAGTTGATTTCTTTATTCGTAGAGTAGAAGGATGCTCTTCTTTCGCTTGTAGAAATAGTTACAAAAGAAATCATAAGAGAAGCTGTGAATGAAGTTAACGTATTGCAAACTAACAAATTTATTATAATAGAGGGGTATCCATCCTATTACGTTGTTAAACCAGATACTAACCGTGGACTCTTTACTAGATTATTCAAGTAAAATATAACAGTCATATTAGATGTTATTTATTACGATGTAGTAACTAAATATAATACCCAAATGGGTATTATATATTTTTTTAATTTATTTTGTTATATCTTTAGTTCTGGTTCTGTTGATCGTGCGCCTGTGCAATGAGTCCTCCCACGTTCACTGGATTATTATCTCCTCCGCCAGTTGCACTGTTCAGTGCCTGGTTCAAAGGATTGTTCTGCTGCTGAGATAACATGTTGACCAGAGGATTACTATTTGTTCCTCCATTGATCAAAGTCTGAATATCAGAATCCTTCTTAGCATCGACCTGCGGAATAGTATTTTGGGTTATCTGTTGCTGCTGTCCCTGGTTAAGAAGAGCACTGATATCTTGCTGTCCCTGGGTGTTCTGTTGGGTTATCTGCTGCTGTCCCTGGTTAAGAAGAGCACTGATATCTTGCTGTCCCTGGGTGTTCTGTTGGCTCATGTTTGTCGCCGATGCCAATGCACTCTGTAAATCATTTTGATTTACTTGATGATCGTGTTCCTCATCACTCTCTTCTTCCTCTATACTATCACTGTAATCATCATCATCATTTACCTCAGTCGTTCCTTGGTTGATCATCGCCAATGCTGCAGCAACGCCGGGATCCATTTGAATGTTGTTCGTGTTAGCATTGGAATTCTGCAGCATGAGAGAAAGAGCATCTGTGTTGCCACCGGTGTTAATGGGTGGAGTGTTCGGAATGCCATTCAGAGCACTGTTCACTGGATTCTGACTCACGTTTACAGACGAGTTGAGGTTCTGGTTCATCAAAGCTTGCAAATTAACCTGTCCTCCCATGTTGGGAGTTCCTTGCTGAGGAACTCCCTGAAGTTGATTGGCAGTATTCGTCATTAGATTCTGACTGGTCTGAGCGGAGTTCAACATGTTGTTGCTCTGGTTGACTGCCTGTTGCAGATGATTCATAGTAGCATTATTGTTACCCTGGAGCATCAAGTTAGCAATCTGCTGAGAAGCCTGGGAATTGTTAACGACACCTTGAGGCAATCCATTGCCAGTACTCACTCCAATGATCTGCTGAGCAGATCTAATACTTCCATTACTACGTGGATTGCTCTGCATGGTAGATCCATGATCAGCAGTTTTTCTCTTCTTGTGTTGGTTACAAGTCCAGCATCCACAGACTCCTGGCTTGGTGGCATTGGAGTTGCACCAAAAGTATGATGACTGGTTCTTCGGCTTAATCTGAACTCCACATTTTGCATTTTGAGGAGGGGCTTGCGGATACTGACTCAAAGGAATCCTAACTGCTGGACCACACAATTCCAAAGAGGTTACGGCATTCTTTGGTGCTGAAGTACTCTGGACCTGCTGTGACTGAAATGCTCCCCCAAGAGAAAGCATATTATTCTGAGGAGGAAATCCTCCTTGAATCGGAGCAATATTCGTAGCATTATTAGACGGTGGTCTGAAACAGTTGACCTGAATAGCATCTATGTTTAGTCCAACTGTTTCAGTGGCCTTTTCGAGCCATTGAGTGACAAGTTGGACGAGCTGTGGACCTTGAGGATTTCCTTGAAGCATCTGCTGCATGATTTGCAGAAAATGCTTCTTAAATTCCTGGATGATGGTGGTGCCGAAAAGTTTTGCGAGACTCTCAGTAGTGTTAGACATCGTAACTATCTAGTTTTTCTTTCTTTTATTACTTACAACTAATTAAAAAGATTTTAGTTTTTTACAAAAAGTTTTCATTATTTCATTTTTTTATTGAAATACTATTTCATTTCATTACTAAGTCCTCATCAAACATTAATGAGGGCATGGTGGTTATTCGGAATATTTCTGGAATTTTAGAAATAACAATTATAAGTTGCATTTATATACTGACTAATTAATTTTGTTTGATCAACATAACTTCTCCACAAAAATAGATTTTTACTTGAGATTTTGACGTGTAAATCTCTTCAAGTCTCGAAAATGTGAGCACAGAATATCCTTCATCTGTTCCTTCCAAAAATTCAAAATAATATTCAGTTCGTATTTCATCATATGATATCACACAAGGAAAAGAAGAAATGACATCATTTGATTCTACGTGAATGAGAAATGGTCTATCAAAGAAGGCAGGTGATATATAAAATTGTTGATTTCGATAAACTAAATTATGTTTAGATATGAAATAGATCTTCAAATTCTCGTCAGCTTTATCTATATTGACTGGATCAAAAAGACTACATCCATTAAATGATAAAAATGTATTTATCCAATGATAAATTGTAGGTCTAGTTTCTAGGTGAAGATTGTTATTTAGTTCAGGATAATAAGAGAAATGGTAAGATATATCCGTGGGTGAATGATCCTCTTCTAGCTTAACTATATTTGGTGGTTGTTCCCTTCTCCTTCTTAATATAGTTATAGGTCTTATTTCAATCTTAGTTTCTTCTTCATTGTTATTATTGTTATCGTCATTATTGTTGTAATGATGCATTTTTAAGTTAATGTTTATTGTATTAAATCATTTATATTGAGTTAAATTATTCTAGCTTAACTCAATATATTGAGTTAAGTTTTTTAAAAAAGGATCTCTTCTTCGTTCTCTTCCGAAATTTCTTCACTTCCCTCGGTCTTACCGAAATCGAATTCACTATGTATAGATTGCTCGGAAAGTGGCTTTCTTACTAGAACCGATACATCAAACCCTATTGGTTTTGCGGCGCTTGTTAAACCAACTTGACCTATACCGCTAGTTATCGACGACACAGATTCCACTACTTCAATATTCTCTTTGTCTGAGATCGTGGGTAAAAGCTTCTTTCGCTCTACTTCAAATTTCACAGGAACATTAGTAGGGATGAGAGAAGACTGGAGAATCTTCTCGATATTTCCAAGAGAAAGAATTTGTTCTTGGCTACTCACTTCAAGTCTCTTTTTTTCACCGTTAGAGATGGTATACATCTTTCCGTATCACTCTTGACATCGACAATTCCAGCAACTCCTTCCAAAGGAAGTCTAACAATCTGTTTCAAAGGCCTGACCATTGCCACTTCCTTCTTTGAAATAGATGGTTTCTTAGTGGGGATTTGGCTTACTGTCTTAATATCCAAGGTGCTAGGAAGTGGTTCAGATTTCTCAGTTGTTGTTCCCATAGTATCTCTGATGATTCTCTCTATCCGTTTGAAAACTGCATTAACTAGTGGTTTTTGATTTTCAGGCACTTTTCCCACAATGTTGGGATCAATGAGGCGTGCCATATCTGTATGTGTCATCGATAGTTGCAATGGACCAAAATCCCCAGGAATTATATCACCGACATATATTACAACTTTCGTATCTGGAATTTTATATTGCCCAGTAGATATGTTCAAAAATCTACCCACTAACTTATTTTTAGGAATAAGTCCCTTAATCTTCCTTTGGATTTTATCTATAAGTGTGTCTACTCTAGGTACATTACATGCTCCCTTTACACATCCTTCTTCTGCCTTTTCCATATAGTTCTTGACGTTTTGTTCTATGCTGGCTGGCAATTCAACTGTTTCTACGAATTCTTCTTGTACAAATGTAGTTGTACTTAATGGCAAGAATCCAGTAGGTAGCTGTTGGCCGAATTGCGGTTGACTTACCTTTTCAATATCGGGAGAAATAAAGTCTGATAATAAGTCTATACAGCTTGGCCTCCCAATGATGTTGTTATTGAATCCAGTGATTGGCGTAATAACTTTCTCCTTGACAAATGGCTTAAGTGCATCACTCTCAACGAAAGTCTTTCCAGGGATGTCAATTTTGTTGTTGATAGCGTTCTTTTGATATTCCAATGTAGAAATCTCTTTGGCTAATGCAATAACTTTGGGATCTTGGTTGGCAGCTTGCTGTCCTTGAGATGCAGTTAGTGAACTATGCAGATTCACTAGCTGATCGGTTAGTTTGACAATTTTTCTAGCAATATCTTTTCTATCGATATGATATATCGTCAACTTTCTCTGAACATCCGGATCAGTCAGTCCAGCCAATCTACTGATAGATCCAATTCCACGGACATAAAGAACTGGCTGCTGTGATTTATACAATCCAGCCATATCCAAAGTATCTCCCAAAATTGTTGTGATATTTTGAGCCTTGGCTGTAGTAGCGACCTCGATAGAATATAGTCCAGTAGAGCACCATCTAGGAATGAGAATGAATTTTCCTTGTGTGAATTGTTTTTGCAATCCTGGAATAACTTTCATAAGATTCTCATCTTCATAGGGTGGAAATTTCAGAAAGGACTTATTTCTGTCTAGTTGAATAATTCTATCAGCATCTGATACCTGCTGACCCTGCCCAAGGGAGGACCTCACGTACATCTTCTTGAATGATCCATCTGCATTCTGTTTGATTAACAAATTGAATACCATAGACCCATCCTGTGAAGTGTATTGTGGAAACACATATTTTATACCAGTAACATTAGAAACGACCGGAGTGACATCCTTGATAGCTCCAAATTGAATAAGTTGAGATTCATCGAGAATGTTAACTCCGAAGATATTTTCTAATGTTGGCGTGGACTGCGACATATTTTATTCTTTTTCTTGATAAAATTTTTATTTAACGATTTTATCAATTTTGTGCGAACATTTCTCATTACTGATATAAAAATCGGTTTGATCAATTTGGTTTCATAATATTTTTGCACAACAAAAGACTATAAATATAAACAAAAACAATGGCTCAATTTCAAATGATTTTAGGAGTTGTTTTGATAATCACGTCGATCATCGTTGTCATACTGAGCATTTACCAGCTAGTAATCATAGGCAAAGCGCGCACAAATCTAGAAGATTCTAAGTCTACGTTGACTGATGGTGAGAAGAAAGGTGCTATAGGCGTGGGCATAATAATCATCCTTGCTGGAATAATTATGGGAGTTTATGGTATTGTTTTGGTTCTCCCAGAGGAAAAGACTGCTCGTGGTATCTCAGCTCTAAGAGGAACTAGATCAATTTCAGGAGAGGTATTGTCACCTAGTGACGTGTAACTATCCAATCATTTAACAATATATATATTGTTAAATGTGTTTGATGCTCATTCTACATTTAGTTTATTGAAAATCAGATTTCCTAATACCCAAGCTATAATTGATGCAACAAACATAATTATTATAAATCGTGCTTGACATCTAGAAATATTGAACATTCTAGAAAGAAAATAGGCAATTATTGATGTTACTATGTAGTAACTGAGGAATGAAAGAAAACTTCTATTATAGAGTGGAGTTAAAAATGACCAAACTACATAAATTACTATTATCGCATTACATGAAATTAGAATCATTTTTATTTTGGATTATATCTTGAAAGGAGACTTACTTTTTAGTAGTCTCACATCTTTTGCATTTCTAAATTCTTCTGATTTGATCCAATCGGTCAAAATTTTCAGAGTATCATCCTCAACCAAACTCTTCCAGTTCAAATGAGTCATCATAAACTCTGGAACTTGAATATTATTTAGACAGTTAAGTGCACAAATATCATGCCTGTCATCAACAATAATTGTATTTTCTTCCTTATGGGTCGGATAATTTTTGTATATGATCTCCAGTGGTTTATATCTGCATGTAGAATTATCATATCCTAGTTTCATTTCATTACAGTCTTTTCTTGTCAAAACAAAATAGGGCTTGTCTGTTTTGAAGATGAGATCAACTATTCCATGTACATAGGCTTGAGTTCCTGCACTCCAAACAGAAACTGTTTCAAACTCATTAAATGCTGTTTCCAAAAATACTTCAATATATGGTCTGATATATCCAGCCAATGCCTCTCCGTTTTCAAAATCTAATATATAAAGTCTTTTCTCCTGCTCAGGACTCATATTTTTAACAAACATTGAAAATCCATCTTCAGGAGAAAAGGTGTGGACTAAGGACTCGTCCAAATCTAGAACAAGGTGTTTACCATTTTTCTTTGATTGGTTTATATTATTGTTATTCATTATCTATATTTTTGAACTTATTTGTTTTATTCTTAATCTTATTTCTTTTAATACTTGAACTTATTTGTTTTAACACATAATATATGTTAAAACATTACTTTTCATTCTTTGCTACGAATTTGGTCTTCTTTTTGTTCCTAATGTTATTTTGATCATTTGATTGTGGACCTCTGACATCAGTAGTAAAAGTAGAACCTCTCTTTGTCGTCAATCTATCGCGTGGTAAAACTTTCATTAGTCTAGCATCTATATCTGGACGTTTTTGATGGTTATATTTCGATGTCCAGGGCTTCTCAGTAGCCTCAACATATTCAAAGTTTCCTGCATTTTGATATTTACTCATCTTTTATGTCGGTTACATTAATTACTTAAATTATTTATATTGAGTTTCGTGTATTGAGTTAGTTTCTTTATTTTTCATATATTATATAATATATGATTTTTTTTATTAGCTCGATATAGTATTTATTTTATTCTCCGAAAACATCATCGTACGCGGCATCATTATCTAGCTTAAGTAAAGCAGCATACTTGTCTTCTTCATATCTTATTTCCGCAATATTATATATGGTATCGAACTCCGATAGACTGTCAGCTGCAGTTTCTGGAATATTATCTGGTTTAGCTCCTGTATATTCTCCAACAAAATAACCCAAATTGATCTTCTCTTGTATCCATCCCATGATTAACCTCCATACCTTTCTTCTAGATCCTCCCTCTACATTTTGTAGAATATAAAGAGATGTTTTTATCGTACCTCTTTCATCAGGCTTATCTTCCAGTATTAAATATTGTGGGTTTTTGATTAGGTGAGTTCCTGCTGGTAAAGGCAAAGAAATGGTTATTGGTGTTTTCTGCATATCTAATAAACTCATATAATGTAAAACATCTATGGTTGACATGAATATTTGTTGATCTGGTCCCCGTACAGTAAAATCAGATGGATAAATATAAAATTGTTCTAGATAACCAGGTCTATTAAATATTTGACCGATTCTTTCCAAGTTGTTCAATATAAAATCATTAACACCCCATGAAGACTCCTTATCCATTCTGACATTGTTCACAAATGGCTGATAAAATACTCTCCTTACTTGATTATCAGCCAATTTAACCATAAACTTCGAACCATAAGATCCAAATGTATCTTCCTTTAGTTTCTGAACTTGTTCAAGATGTTGCTGTAATGCATTTCTTGTTTTCTCGCTATCCAAAATTAGTTTCGGAACTGAACCAGCTGAATAAAAGAAACTTGGATATAACTCGGCATATCCTTTGAGATCATCAACAAATCTACGAGTAGATGGAATTCTCCTGCGAGCACCAATGATATTATATTTATTATCCGAAATAATCTTTGTCATTCTATTTATGAAGAATGAAGGATCATCCGTTCTAGAGTACAGATAGAGATTTCTAAGCAATTGAACTATTATATTTGCTACTCTCTCGAAATGATCATGTCTCCAAAACATAGCTTCTTTAGGTTTGGGTTCAAAGAAAACAGTATTGTCAATAGAGAATATCCTCTTTTCTAGTTTTGTTTTCTCAACGTAGATGAAAAATCTAACTCCTTGAAGTGAAAACCACATTCCCTCGATGATATTGCCTTTTGTTCTGCCTTTCTCTAATCTATATCCGATATTTTCGTCTGAAATACCCTTCGACTTAATGAATAGTGTTGATTCCTCATAGTCTTGTGGGGAAACATCTTCCTCCATTATTGGAAAATCTAATGGTTTCATAGGCTCACACATTATTGTCAACACATTACCTTCGAATCGATGCTTAAATGATCTCAACTTTCCAGCTCCATCAATAAATTGTGAAACAATGTCATTTCTATTAAATAATTGATCTAAGTCTGGCTTTACTTCTACCTTAGGGATAACTCCATTTGCAACAATGTCAAGTTCTTTTTCTGGATCCTCATTAAAAAGATGTACGTCTACAAAATTGACATCAACTGTATTATTTGTCTTATTGAATAAATCTTTGAGTGGCTTTATTTCCCAATTGATTTCAATTTCATTAGAAAATATCTTGATCTCTTCGCACTGCTCATAAAGTTTGGATGTTGTCATACCATCATGTTTGAATATCACCAATGGTATGGTCCCCTTAGGATACATGTCAGAATTGACATACATATATTTGTGCCTGGGCACTTCAATGAATGAATTCGTATCGTCAAATCTAATAACAAATAGAAAAACGCCAAAGAACTTTTCCAACACAGATTTAAATAGCTTAGGATCAATAAATACATCATTAGACATAAACAGTTCTCTGATTTGTTTTGGGTCCATGTCAAAAAATTCTTGTTTGCCGAGATTCCAATTTGTATGTTCATCTATTAACTGTTTCATCACTGTCTTAAGGAATTTGGCTTTATCTTGCTCAGATAATCCAACATAAATATTTCTAATATCTTCTCTGTTTCCAGACATGATCAAAATCTCCAAAAGACTTTCAGGTTCGCGAATATGACCTTCTCTTAGAAAAGATAATTCCGAGATTGTATCAAATGATTTACTCAGAACTCGAACTACTGAAGCAGGTACTCTACCCCTTTGAGTTGGTTTCAATATTTTGAAGGTAGTCAGAATATAACTACTTCTATTATCTAGTTTTATTTTCTGCTGTAGTTGTATTCTGAATGGTTGAGTCAGATCTAATAGATGTTGTAGTTTTTCTTGTGGTGTTGCACCCGGGGTTTCGATATGTTTCTTTGAAGAGCATGAAATAAGAAATGGATGGATTGTTCTTCTCCCACCAATTGGATTATCATTTGTTTTCAACTGAAAGAATGGAACATTATAGTCACAGACAAGAAAGTATGGTGAAATATTCGTGATTGGTTGATCTGGTGATTGGTTACCATCTGCATCAACTACTTCAAAAGGATATCTAATAATTTGTCTTTGGAATCCAACAGTATCTTGTTGCGTCATGAGAAAATATTGATAAACTTTATTCTGCCACTCCTGAAATCCATTTTCTTGAACCTTTGAGTCTGTAATGCTAACTATAGGAATTGGTTGTTTACCTGTTGATATGATTTTACCTGTTGCTATTTTGCCCCAAAAAACGGGATCAATAGCTTTCAATCTTGCATTTAATCTTATTATCGAATTCAAATCTTCAGCAGACATGATCAAGGATTGTTGAAAAATTGCTCCTTGAAACAAGTCTTCTTGATTAACTTTAGGTGATTTAGAGAATAACATATAATTCAATGTTTGAGCCCAAAAGCTAGATTGAGTAATAATGTTTGTTTCTGATAATCCCATTTTCTGCATTAAAATATGATCCACTCTTCCATATAAATAAAACAAAGCAGCTATTATATCTCTAACTAATAAGGCATCCTCTTCAGATTTAACCTCTGAAATTTTTACTAGATTGTAGACTGCACCAGACTTAAATCTAACAGGTGCATCACCGATGAAAAAGATATCATTGGCTTTAGCCACTTTTCTCGAAATTGTTACTTTGGCCTGAATATCGCCCAGCTTAAAATTCAGAATAAAAAACTTTCGCATTGATAAACCTCTTCCTTTCTCATTTGGCCATACAAATCTGAATGGACTAAACATTTCTTTCTGCCCTAGATCATGATTTGCTATCAACATCTGTCTAAATAAAAAGGGATCAATTAGTAATCTATCAACAACAAATGTTCCACTGATAGATGTCAAAACATCTAAATTAACCTCAAATCCTGTAATGTGATTTTTCAGAATATGAATCACATCATTTATTGTAATATCATCAAACTGCTTTGCGAACTCTATAAAAAGACCTTGATCAAAACGATACATGACATTAATATAAGATGTTCTCTCTATGTTGATATCACTTATTAGAACTTTGATGACGATAGTTTTAGATATATTAGTACTCTTCACCCAATCATCAATAAATCTTTGATGTGGGGTCTCAATATCCGATGAATGATATATCTTAAATCTTCTATCTTTTGAAATTACTAATCCTCTTTCGTCCTCTATTTTTGTTGCATCTATATTCAGTGCAACAAATGGAATTTGCTTACTTACTCTAATTGCATCAAAGATGTCTAATTCAAGATCAGGCTCAATTCTGCCAATGTCAACCATATGAGTCTCAGTATTGGAGACAAAATCAAAAAATCCAAAGTTTTCATCGCGTTTTGCTTGATCTATAAGCGTTCCAATATTCTCTTGAAATCCACGTAGGTCCCTATTATGTCTTTGACCCCGATCAGAAGACGGATCAACTATCAAATCCAATTCATTATCTAGTTGCTTCTGTAAGATGCTCATTTTAATTAAAAATAGAATTATAAAAAATTCTATAATTGGTTTTTGTAGATTTCGATAAATTTTGCAATTCAGATTTTGCCAACAAATACAATAACTTAATCAAAAGATTTTACAGCTATGATTGAATTTTTTTGGGAGAGTGTTTAAGATTCCCAAAATCTTAAACACAGGCGACTGCATAAAAAATTCAAAAACTTTTGCATCCACAAACAAAAGAAACAACAATCAAAAATGGCATCACAACCAACAAGAGGTTTCACCACACTGCAACTTTTGCAGTTGGCCGCTCAAATCACGCAAAATAGAGTCTACAAATCGACTGGATCAAAAGCGAGTGGCATGAGGCAATTCCTGGAATCCCAGTTTCAGATTGTGCTCCCCCCAGGTACTACTACAGGTATCATCAGCAAGCTTGTCAAGGAGAAGTGGTTCTCCGACGCCCGCGGAGACGATGCATTCCGTGCTATCTCCGAAGAGGGGAGAGCTATTGAGGCTAAGAGAGGAGCTATCCTTGCCTACGTTCAACAGTACAGGAACTTCCTTGCTGATAGGACTGCATGGCCTCCTGCTACTGGTGCCGTCAGATCCACATCTGGACAGGTCGAGGCTTCTTCTCTTACTAGAGTTCTTGCTACCACTGGCGTGAAATACCCTGGAGTTGATAAAGAAGGAAAGCAAGTGAGAGTCAATCCCAGAAACTTCAACGAGAGAGTTGCCGCAGTTTTTGCTGTGCTTGCCGTCACTGGGGCTCAAGAACCCAATCCTCCTGTTAGAGCTTTTGGCGGAGGAATTGGAGTTCCTAGAGATCCTGATGTCTCTCAGGCCACTGAGAGAATCAATGGAAGCAACGGATTTAGGCCTAAAAAGCTTGCTGTTTTTTTGGCTGGAAAGGTCGGATCTGATCCTGGAAGAGCTAAGAGCGCTAGGCAGTCCGCTGCCCTTCAGATTCTTCAACGCGCGGTCCTTCCTGTCCTCTCTGAAATTCAGGACGTGAGTCAGCAGAAGGCTGCTATCATGGCACTCGCTGATCAGCCCGCTGAGCTTCATGCAAGGTTCGTCCGTGCCGCTCAAATCGTCCAAGGACAAGGAGGACTGAATAACGTCATGTGGCTCATTGCCGGAAAACAAGGAGTTAGAGGTCTACTTTCTGGATACGGTATCAACACGCCCAAGATTGCCAACCCAGCAAAGACTAAAGGATACGAGAAGGGATGGACCTGGAATCCCGATGCCCAACCTGCCGCTCAGGTTGCCAACGCTGATAGCTTCAGCAGATGGGTCTACGAGGCTATGTATCAGGCCTATAACGCTAGAGGAGGTGGCGGAGAGAGGGGTCTATCGGCGGCATCTCAAAGACGTCAAGAGCGCGAACAGGCTGGACTGGCTGGGCCAAAAGGAATAGCCGGTGTCAATGATAGATCTCTCAGCGGACTCAGCTTGGGTGCACCCAAGAAGGTCAGAGTTTTTGTTGGAAATGCCAGAAAGAACCAATATAGCATGGCTGCTCTCAAGAAGGGAGCTAGACAGCTCGGAATTCAGGGTATTGACAATGCTCTTGTTCATGATGCCGTCATTGGAGCTATTATTGATCACGTCGTTAGAAGCTACGGTATGAATGTTGACGTAGGAAGCCCTGAACACATTGCCGCAACAGGAGCTGCTCTTGGTCTCTCTGGAAATAACCTAACCAAGGAGGGAGTTCTCAGAAAACTTGATGCTATGTACGGTAATATGTCTACTGGCGTTTGCAACAGTGACGACTATACTATGGACGATCTCAAGAGAATTGCCAAGGCAAATCGCATTGCTGTCAACGAAATCAAGAGCAAGGATGTTGGCTGCCAGATGCTTTCCGGTATTGCGCGCAAGTCTTCTACCCGAGTTTCTGAGAGTAGGATGGAGATGGAAGCTGCTGTTGCGCCTAAGGCCCCTAGAAAGAAGGCTCAGGGAGTTCAGATCGGACAACTCGCGACCACTATCCCACAGTTTAGTCCTGGAACTCAACAGCTTTTTGGTATGGGACAGGGCAGTCCCGTACTATCTACAGAAAGAATGAGTGGACCACTCTCTAGCGGTGGACTGTCCACCGGAACAATCAACTCTCCCTTCAACTTGGGAGCTGAGAAGAAGGATGATACTACTAGCATTATCCTGGCCGGACAGCAAACTGGATTGGGAGGAATGACTGGACTGGGAGGAATGACTGGACAGCAAACTGGACTGGGAGGACTGACTAGACTGGGAGGAATGACCGGACAGCAAACTGGACTGGGAGGAATGACCGGACAGCAAACTGGACTGGGAGGAATGACCGGACAGCAAACTGGACTGGGAGGACTTTCTACAACTGGCCTAACTACCCAACAGGGAGGAAACATCGAATCTCTTCTACAACAGCTCAGTCAGTAAGTCAAGAAAACGAGTTTAAGATAGAGAAAAGTAAAAAAAAAAAATTAACACCAAAGGTGGTGTTAGATTTAGTAATAAATACATTAAATAACCCAATAAAATCAATAAATTTAATTTTGTCAAAGAAGTTGAATAAAAGTTTTAATCAAAGATAGTGCTTATTATGGATTTGTCATTTCTTGTTAATATGTCCCTAACCGAGATAAATAAAGAGAATGTCAATGACAATAATAAAGAAGACCCAAATATACCTAACCCAAATGATATTAAATTTTATCCTACTTTAGAAACATACAAGAATTTAACACTGTATCAATATATGATGGAAAAACATCCTCCATCTTGGAGCGAGTTTTTCAAATCAGCAGAAAAGGAGATAAAACATGCTTGCGATAAGATAGATGAAATGACTAAAGAAACAGGTAAATCTATCTTTCCTATGATGGATAAAGTTTTAGATGCATTTTGGATTTGCCCAGCTTTTATGTTAAAAGTAGTCATTATAGGTCAAGATCCATATCCTGGAATGACTAAATTTGGAACACCAAAAGCAATTGGATGTTGCTTTGCTTCAGAGCAAAATTATCCTATGCCTGATTCCCTAAAGAATGTTTACAAAGAATTAGAAAGATCAGTAGAGGATTGGGAGAATCCAGGGCATCCAGACATTAGATGTTGGGGTAAACAAGGTGTCTTACTTCTAAATGCTGGACTGACTGTTGAAGCTGGGAGACCTGAATCCCATTTAGGCTTTTGGAAACCTTTTACAAATAAACTATTAGATTATATCAATAAGCGATGCGAGAGCGTTGTCTTTTTGTTGTGGGGAAAGAAAGCAGAAAGAGTAGCAAATGGTATCTATACTGGAAAACATAAGAAACTAACAGCATATCACCCTTCTCCTCAATCTGCAAATAATGGTTACTATTTTGTGGGATGTAACCATTTCAATCTAACAAATATCTATTTAGTAGAGAAAGGGATAGAACCTATCGACTGGAGAATAAAATGAGAGACTATAATTCAGTACAATACACGATATTAAATCTGTTAACAGATTTAATAGATAATGAACATATAATTCTTTAAATGTCCAAAAGTGATATTTTTTAATTCTTGCAAATGGATAAAAACAAAAAGATGAGTGCATATATAACTTATAGGGATGGACAGATATTGGAACTCCAAACTCCTTATCAACAGTTTAAGGCATTCAAGAAGGATTTTAATCAAGTTGTTAGTGATGGATATAGTGTTGTTTACCAACGAATGACTCCAGAAACGACAGTAGTCTCAAAGATGTCGTTTGCATTTGATGAGCAACTTGGTTTTGATATCGTAGATAATGATGTTATAGGACAACTTGTATATGTTCATCAAGAAGTAGTCTCCCAGTTAGTGCCCAACATAAAATCAAGTGACTTAGTATGCTTTGTTATGACTCATCCTCAGATTGAAACAGATGAATTTTATGTGGAGGAGGTTTATTTCCAGTTTCCATACATCAAAGCGTCAGTAGAATCAATGAAGAATAAGTTATTACCTAATCTAAGACACTTTTTCACTGAAACAGCAATTCATGAGAACATGGAGATACTACCAGCTAATGATATAAACTCTATTTTATCTGGTGATATTTATAATAGTGGCGTTTGGCCTCTTCCAGGTTCTTACATCAATGGAAACCTTCTAACTATTACACATGTTTTTGATAAGATAACACAGGAACAAGTTCAAAATTCAGAGATTATAGGGTATCCGCCAGAAGCATATTTTAGCAACTTGGAAATCCCAGACAACCAAGACTACGATAGTAGCAACTCGTTTTACTTTTCTAATTTGAATGGATTTATCATGAATAAGAAGAAGAAGACTCAGAGAGAAAAGAATAGAGATCTAACTCAAAAGTTGATTGAAGAGAGACAAAGAGAAACTAAAAGAACGCCAGGTGAACTATGTAAGATCTTTGTGGATATGCTCAATCCTGCTAGATTTGTTAACAAGATTCAAAGAGAAAAGTTAGGTCAGGTTCTATTCAACGTATTAAAAGCATCAGAACAGGGACTCAAAATATGGATTGATGCTATCTCATATAAATTTGATACTATTAATAAACAGAAGCCTAGTAAAGAGCAGTTAGTATTGGAGATGAATTTGCAAGAACAAGATATTCAGATAGATACAAGAATGGAGGAGGAAGAACTGTATAGGGAAATCAAAGCTATCCAGGAAGAGTGTATGGAACTATGGGACTATATGGAATACACTGAATCCACAATAGGAACACTTAGATATTGGGCCAAAATAGATAACCCGGAACAATATAAAGCATTTGTCAAGAAGGATGTAACAACTCTTGCGTGGAAATGTTTAAATAAGACATCTGCTCATACTGATGTAGCTAAGTTGGTTTATGCCAAATACTCTGAACAGTTTGCTTGTGCTCACATTAAGGACAACTTATGGTTTGGTTACTGGCATCATAGATGGCATGAGCTAGATACTGGACATGCACTTAGGATCAAACTATCGGAAGAGATGCCACAAATCTTTGAGAAGATTCTTAACGAATGTAATTCTGAGTACAAGAAGGCCATTGGAGATGAAGATAAAGAGAAGTGGGCTACACTCATGACAACATGTGTCAGAATGATCAAAGATTTGAAGACAGTTGCGTATAAGAATAACATCATGAAGGAATGTGCAGAGAAGTTTTATGACCCGGACTTTGTTCAGAAATTAGATGAGAATAGAGTTTTGTTGGGAATGCCTAATGGTGTGTATGAATTAGAGACAGATACTTTCAGACCTGGCAAACCAGAAGATTTTATCACTTTGAGTACAAAAGCAAAATGGAACGATAATTATAGTTGGGAACATCCTAGGATTAAACAGGTAGTTTATTATATGAAGACGGTTTATCCTGATAGAGAACTAAGACATTATGTTCAGAAGTCATTCGGTACTATTCTAGAGGGAGGTAATATGAATAAGGATTTTTATAACATGATCGGAGATGGAGACAACTCTAAGTCTATGGTAGCTAAACTATTGAAGTTGACCATGGGTAAATACGTTAGTAAAATTCCAGTTTCTATGATCATGGGTAAACGGGGACAGGCAGGAAACGCCACTCCTAATTTGGCAGATAAGAAAGGAATTAGAGCATTATTTGTTGAAGAACCTCCTAGGGGTCAATCTAATGTATCTGTCGTTAAGGAGTTGTCAGGAAATGACGACATTCTGACTAGGGCATTGTTCAAAATGCCTATCATCTTCAGTCCACAATGGAAACTTTATGTTTTCACCAATCATCTTTTGGAGGCTGATGCAGAAGAGAAAGCCTATTGGAACAGACAGAAAGTTATTGATCATGAATCCACATTTACTTTTGATGCTCCTGAGTTGATAGAGGATCAGTTTAGAACTAAGATGTTCCCCAGAGATCCATTCTTTGACAGAAAGTTGAAAGAAATGGCAGAACCGATGTTTTGGTGTCAGAAGGAATGGTATAAGATGTTTAAGCAAGAGGGATTGAAGCCACCCCAGAGAGTCGTGGAAGCAACTCAAGCAGCTAAACTTAGAAATGATGTTTACATGCAATATATCGGAGATAGTCTCGATAATGGAACACAACATGATGTCATGACTGTAGATGCAATGTATGAAGACTTTAAGACTTGGTACAACAACGCTTTTGTTGGAAGGGGACTACCAGACAAGTTCTACTTTGAGGATGAGATGAGTAAAGTTGGACATCTTGGCAATAGACCTATTAATAAAAGGTGGTTCGGCATCAAGTTCAAGCAGAAGATTACCGTCTTGCCTACATTCGGAAATCAAAAGCCAAATGTTAGTTCATACGGAAATGGCGGTTATGCTCCAAATCCCTTTCAGATGAATACAATATCATCGGGTCAAAGGTTGGTAACAGCTACATAATTATTAATGTAGTTT